GGAGTTCAGACGTGTGCTCTTCCGATCTATCAGAACCATAATGATGTGACCCTACAGACTTCGCACATGGTTCTTTACAACGAGGAGAAAGCCTTTACGTTGGCTGGTCCGATGCTCGATACCCCTAACGGTAATTTATCGCATTACTCTATGGCGCTGTACCCCGATTATTCGGCATGTAACGATGCAGCCGATTGGTCAAATCCGCTCAAGAATATCCTGTTTCCTGATATATTGCGGCATCGGCAAAGGGTAGCCAAGGAGAAACGGAAGGTAGACAGTATCATCTTAAACCGATTCCTGCAAGCAAAGCTTCCTCCTTACGAAGAGGATAAGGAGCAGGATGGTCCTCGTGATCATTATGATTTCGGTGGCTTCGTATAAATTCATCGACTAATAGATAAGAGTTATGGCAAAATATCATCAATCTTATCAGAACCTCCGTCAGTTCTGCGAAAAGTGGCAGTGGATAGACCCACGCAGCGGACAGCAGGTTACTGGCTATGTGCATCCGCAGACAGCGAGGAACGTAAAGCGCAAATCGTTCTACATCAAATTCCTCACTAAGACCGGGCATGTAGATGAAGGTGAATGCGTCTGTCTGAAGGTAGATGTGCTGCGGCATCAGAGAAAGGTGCAGTTCGTAACCAGCGGAGAAATCCGGGTGGTAAACGATATTCTTGTGCTCGAAGTAGACGGCACCAGGTTCATCACGCATTAATATGGTAATTCATGTTTTAAGATTCAATATAGTTTATCGAAGATTTTTAAAGCTCTAACTGTTAAATTATTGAATTTATGTAGATGCTTCATAGCAGACACCTTTAGCGAAAGGATGTTCCGTATTTATTTTACAATAACTACAAGCAAAAGCAATGTAGGGTTGTTTATTCACATTTCCCTACACCTCCCCGGTGCGTGAGCATAGGGCGCTTTTTAAACTGGAATATTCATTTTTAAACAATATATAGATTATGGTAGAAATTCCCTTTTTAGTAAGAATCGCTCTTATCCTGATAGGGGCAGTTCTTGTAGTCTTCATCTTAAAAAGGCTCAAGCGAAAAAAGGCAGTAAATGCGTTAAAAGATTTAAGCGGCGTTACTGCTTTGTTTATGAAGTGTGAGCGTTCCGGTCTGTTTCATTGGCAGGTGAAAGGTAAAACTCTTTTGCTGGAGCAGAGCCTCGTAGTCTCCATCATGTCGTTGGGACCTGAAAAATTCAAGAAGTTTCTCAATCTCTTAGCGCAGTTTAAGAATACCGAGCTGATAGGTAATGCCTACGAACAGCAGCGCATAGACTTGGAAACCGCAGCAGTGCGCAAGGCACAGGAGCAGACAAAGACTAAGCTCACCGATGCTGATATACAGCGCATCCGTCAGAATGCTCGCGGAGATATGCAGCACATCGATATGAAGAGCATCATGGATGCTATCCATGAGTTTGACATCATGATCATCCGCAGCAGTGCTATCTCTTCTGCTGATGCTACCCAGGAAGGTGGCGAACTGGTAGCCGTTGGCCACTTCGACGGTAAGAAGGTAGAGATGGCGATGTGGGATGAAATCAAGAACGATTTAACTGCAGAAAAATAAGCAACCCCTCACCCTATGAAAACAATCGTGATAGCCAAGGAGGCTTGGCTGTGCAGTCAACTCAGCATAGCCAAATATTCCGGAGGCATTGATATATCAGATGAGGAAAATGGCACACGCCATTTCCTGGTAGTAGATGGAAAAGGTCAGCCTTACCAGGGCAAACTGATTCCTAGTGCCCCTGCCGATTTGGTGGATAAGGAGTTTATTCCTTTCTATCGTAAACTGGGCAGAGATAAGTTTATATCCCTCGTATCAAGGGAACCTCTCGCCTCTCGCAAGGGACTGAAACAGATACTATCTGCTGCAGTTCAGGAAGAGAAAGCGGAAAAGGCAGCAAAAGAAGAGGAGCTGAAGGCACGTCAGCCTTCCCTCTTCGACTAAGAAAAGTTTTATAATACATTAAAGATTTTGAGAAAATGAGAACATTAGAAGAATTTCAGAAAGAAGTCCTTGCACCTTTGCGTAAGGAAAGAGACAAAAAACACGAAGTTGCTTTGAAAATCAAGACCGATGGCGGCGAGGCCTTTGCGAAACGTAAGAAGGAACTCCTGGATAAGGAAGTTGAGTTCAAGGAACGTCAGAAGTCTAGCCTGAAAGAATTTCTCGGCAAGCAAACCTTGGGAAAGAAATCTTTCTTCATTCAGCAAGATGCTGATCGTTCCGAAGCTCATGCCAAATATCAGAAAGCTATCCAAGACTACAAGATTGCTAAACGCCGTGCTAACGAAGAGTTTATGGATAAGTTAGCCATTGCCTATGCAGAGTACAATAAGGAGCGAGTAGCCGCAGGCGAGCAGCCTGTATATTATGACAATCGCCGTGAGAAATCTGCTGAGGCACATGAGGCGGGTTATCAGGAGAACGGCTGGCCGGAAGAACCAGAACCGGAGGCTGCTGAAGCATAAGTTTCGGAAATACGAAAACTCCGCTCAAAACAACCGGCAAAGCGAAAAATCTGTTGCCAATTAAAAACAAAACAATATGGAAAATAAAAACAATAATAACGCAAGCTGGCAGCAGCTTAAACCCGAAGAAAAGGAAAAACTCAATGTTGATTATCGTAAGATGATAGCCACTGCCGATAAAATCACCGATGATTATAACGATGATCCCGATAATCGTCCAGTCCTCGTATTATTGGCTATCGGAGTCTTTCTGTGCCGAATGGAGTCTTCGCTGACAGATAAAGATGCAATACGCGAGAATGGTAAGCCTTGTGGTGATCAGACTCCCGGTTCAATAGAAGAGCTTACCTACGCCAGTATGCTGAACGTTATTCAGAAAGGCTATGAGATAGAGAAAATACGTGAAGTTCAAATTCCGGAAGAACTGGAAAAAACATTTGAAGACAATGGCAAATAAAATAAAGATTAGCGGTTGCGAGGAACTGAAGTTTCCTCAGTCTCTATTAGAAGATTAAGTAAAAACAAAACGATATGGATAAAACAGATTTTGATTATGATTTTTATCTCGTTACTCTCCGCACAGCCGATGCAGTAGGCATGGCGGTAGTGAATAAAGATGACCTAGCGCGCGTCATGGCTATCATTCTCCATGAAGGAGGCAACGAGCAGTTTACCTACAGCTACAAGCTGAAGGTAGAAATACAGTTCGCCCAGGAGAAGTATCATATCCGAGGCGGCGAAACGCCCGACCCTAGATTTGTTCTCCTTCTACAGCGCTATAACCGGGAGATAGAAATCTATCAGGAACAGCATAAAGGCGGTTATCCCGACTGGGCAGTAACCTTGATGAAGGACCGCTATGGTATCAAGCTCTATAATTGTTAAGGCGTATGGATAAGGCAAAGTTAAAGAAACTCTTAAATGAGCTGAAAGCAACGACCTCAGATGTGATATTTACACTCTTTATGTTCGGCATGCTCTATCTGCTGATCCATGCTCTCATTACCGATTACAGAGAAAGCGTCCGCATAAAAGGCGACCGCATAAAAGGTAGCAGCATTACTGTCACTTCAAAAGGTCACGAGTATATCATCTTTGAGACCGCCAGAGGCAATACCTGCTGCATTCACTCAGCCTCCTGCCCCTGCCAAGTCAAGAAGCAAAATCGCGCCCCCGTTCCCAGCGATTCAATCGCTGGTCCAAAGAAATCAAACAGATAAAAATGAAAAATAATGGAAGATAATTTAAGCAAGATAGTTTCAGAGTTCATCGGTAGTTCCGAGGAACTGAAAAAAGATGTAATTGAAGCTGCAAGAGTAGGCATTAAAAAAGAGATAACGGAGTATTTCACCGGTTATTCATCGCCCTTTCGTAAGCAGGTGCAGGAGTACCTGCAGAAGAATATTCCGATGGTAAGATTTTCTTTGCCTAGTTATGCCGAGATAGTCAACAAGGAAATTATTGCAGAGATAGATAAGATGGCAGCTCAGACCTGCATTAGTACCTTCTGTAAATCATTCCGTAAAGTCCTATCGGGCATTCCTACCGAGGAAGACGGTACCGTCAAGTTATCCCGCCTATTAGATAAGGTGTATGACAACTGCGAGTTTTCTCAATATGGTGATGGTATCACGCTTGAGTTTGACGATAATCAGGAGTATGGTGCTCCTATTAGAGATGGTGTTCTTACCATCATTGAGGATGGTGAGGAAAGAAATTTGGATATTTGCCTGATGAAGGTAGAAGCGAAAAAAAGTGAGAACCGATACAATGTTTTCCGTATTCCGAACCAAGGCTCAAGTTACGGGCGCACCGCCAAGAGTATTCTTATCAAGGAGAAAGATAGAACTATCGAGATTCCATCCTATGATAGTGTACTTTCCGATATGGCAGTCCTGCCATTCGCCTCGTGTGTTATCCTGAGTATTCCTATCATCATTGATGTAAATGATTATAATCGGGATTTCATAGAAGATTAGTCATCGTTTCTAGCGATTCAATCGCTGGTCTCAAGAAAAATCATTTAAAGTAATAGCACTATGCAGATATTTAAATTAAAAGAAGGCACCAAGTCCTATGATTGGGTAAAGGACGTGATGACAAAAGAACTTGAGGAGAAGAATGCGTATGGCAAACGAGTTCAGGAAGCGATGGGTATTCCTCTAGGTAATTGCATCTATCGCTCCTCCAATTTTTGCTATGCCCGAAAAGCAATTATCCATAAGTTCGAGTTTACTCCTGAAGAGTATGCTAAAATGGATAAAGATGTATGGAAGAAGCTTGGTGGTGGTGAAACTGCCGTATATGCAATTCCTAGTCCGTTAAACGAGAAAGGCAAGCGTATCAGAGAGGCGATGCAGTCGTTCAATCCTGTAACCTGCCATGCCGAAATTCTGAAACAGCTAGGCTTAAAGTCCATGGTTCGGGAAACCGACACCACGCCCGTCAGTCTTTTCACCTACGAGGATAAATATTACTTCGTCCTCACTGATGACAACATTTATCTCGCCGATGATAACAACGATGATTTGGAATTGATAACTGAGGAGGATGCCAAGCGCCTCACCGGTTTCAAGGATAAGCGGGTAGATTATAGCAAATAGCGCATGACAAACAAAGACTTTTTTGATGCGTATCGCGGGAAGCCAGCCCTTTATAAGGGAAAAGATATTGGCGCATACGTAGCAGGGTATGTCGGTGAGAAGTATATCATCTTAGGATTTCACGATTATACAGGCTGCATCCTGAGATTTACGGCAAGAGTCAATAAAACACTCGATGGAGTATACACCTCATACCGATTTGCTAAATTGAAGTATGTAGAGGTAGTAAGTTAAAAAGAAATAGTAGTATGAAGATAAAAATTTTTTCACTTTATTTCCCCAGATTCTTTTATGGGCATGTGGACCCTCAATCGAGCCTTGCGTATAGAAAAAGGTACTTCATCATGTACAAAAAGCATTGGTGGCAGAGATATAGATACTTTAATGATTATTTCGGTCGCCCCCTGAAGTTTGACAGCCTAGAGGCAGCCGAAGAATTTCTTGAAAGAAATGGTATAGAATATAAAGGTAAATAGCTATGGCAGAGAAGAAAATATTAACCTTTCATCTTACTGATGAGTGGTATCAGAAGATAGCTAGTGGAGAGAAGACAGAGGAGTATCGGGAATGCTCTTTATACTGGACGATTCGTTTATTTAGAAAGGATATACCGAATAGGCCAGCCTTGATAGCTGGTGTAGCCAAATATCATCGTGCTTCCGATAGAGGCCTTTTCGTGCAAGGTTATCTTACCGGAGGGCTCAAGCACACTTCGGACAGTCCGGAAGATAGAACTTACCGCAAGGAGGTATTAGAGCCTTTCACACACGTTCATTTTCTCCTCGGCTATCCGAAAGATAACCAACCGTATATCGAGAAGGAAATCGACGAGATAACTGTAGATAAACCGAAGAAGGGCATGTGCCCTGATGCGTGGTTAAAAAAGAATATGTTCGTAATCAGATTCAAATAGCTTATGGCAAAGAAAGAAAAGAAATGCTGTGGCAACTGCTACTGGTTCGACAATGAGGATGCCTATGGCCAAGGCTGGTGCATAGATTCGCAAGGCGAATCGTCATGTGGCAGTATTTGTAATAATCACTTAAACAGGTAAGCGTATGAAAAAAAGTCTTAGAGATTATTATTATCACCCGGAATTTACAATGATGGATAAGTCTTTTATGATGATTCCTACCCCGAAAGATTTCGGACAGTATTTACAGAATAAACGTAAAAGAAAAAAGAAATAGCGTATGATTGTAGTAACATCTCCTTTTGTTGCAGTACTGTTGGTTTTCTTAACGATAACTATATTTGCAATCTGTGACAAGGTAAAAACAGAAAGATCTTATAGATTAAGTAATAGACTTTGGACAGGGGAAGAGAAGTGCCAGTGGGATATAGAGTCTCAGTTCATCACTGGAGATTTGGTATCAATAGATTCACATCTTGTATATGAAGTCTTGGGGCGTATTTCGGAAACGGAATATTTAGTCACCTACAATCGACTTCTGAAAAAGGGGCATATTGTCGTGCATGTATCTAACATGAATGGTCTCAGAATTACACCTGAAAGATTGATATGTGCAGGTTTTTCCTGTCCGGACTATGATCCGGAAGATAGACGTTTCGATGTGCCTTATAAAAAGGTATTCAAAAAGGATGGAACTGAAGTTATAATAACTCTTAGTCCCCAGAGCACTATGCTAAGAAACTATTGGAATGTTCATTTAGAACATTATGATTTTGTTACCCCGTCCAAAAAAATATTGTTTACATTCACGAGTTGCAGCATTTTCTTTTTGGTCTAGGTCTTAATTATCGAGAAGAATAATTTTCAAAGTGTATGAAAGAAGAAGAGCGTGCAGCCTTGGCTGCGAGATTAAATGCCTTTCTGAAGGCGACTGAGAAAAACTATCTTGATGGAATTGTAGATAATCTCATTCATGAGGCAGAATGTAAAACTGCAATTCTATCTGACGAGGAAGCTAGAGAGCCGGAGTTCGTTTTTATATCATATCTTAAAGAGATTAAATGTTACAACGACCACGATGGTTCTTGGAAAGAAAATGTCCTTACCCTTACAAATCTAACTGGTACCGCTTTCGCCTTGATGGAGTTTGATCCTGCTTACAATCCGATAAGTAAGGACCCAGTGTGTGGCTATATAAATAGCTTCATCGTTAGCGAGGAAGATCGGCAGAAGGGCATTGGCGCTTTAATGATAAAAACCTTAGAGGCTAGAGCTGAAGGTTACGGCGTGCATATCCTGTTTGTAAATTGGGATATGAAACCAGAACCTGGTACTTGGGCAGATAAGTGGCTTACCGGAATGGGGTATCACCCAGACGAGCCAAACGACCCTCGCCCATTTCATTATTATATGATGCACAAAAGATTAGTTGATAGTTATTAGAACAATTAAAACATTAAAGATTATGGCATGTAATTGTATTAGCAGAGTTGAGAAAATGGTTAAGGAGAAGACCAACGAGAGTGGTTGTCTTGATACAAGTATCGGTATTCCATCGGGCATTGCGATGGTGAATGTTTATGGCTTATTCCATAAACAGAAGAAAGATGGCTCTTTCTGCGAAAAGTGGAACCAGGTAAATATCCTACCGGAGTATTGCCCTTTCTGTGGCAAGAAGTATGTGGAGGATAAGAAAGAAGATGTTCAACAGAAAGAAACTGAGAAGTAGCGTATAAAGCAAAAAAGATTAGTTGATAGTTGTTAAAACAAATAAAAATATTAAAGATTATGGCAGAAAAAACAAAGCAGCAGAATGCAGAGAATGAATCAGAAGAAGAGGAGCTTGGCAAGCAGATTTTGCAGCTCAACCTTTCCTATCACGAGATGAAGGATGACAAGTTTACCGTCAAGGTAACTTGCGAGAAGGATGGCAAGGAGTCTGACCTGAACATCCTCACCGATGATGATTCCATCGGTATGGTATATCAGGGAATGAAAATCGCCCTGGGTACCGTGGCCCGCTTCTACCTGATGAACCTTTTGAATAAAGGCACAATCACTCAGGAGGAGTATGATAAAATGGTGAGTAAATAATACATGTTTTTAGAAACAAAAAAATAGCGTATGTTATACGAAGCTAAACAAGGATCAAAAGCTTGCGAATACATTAAAGGTGTTCTCGAAGCTGAAGAAAAAGAGTATCAAGCTTACATGAAGAGAGTGGAAGAAGCTGTAGGCTTCGAGTTTGATAAGTGGCAAGGCTATCAGCCTAACCGCAGTCTGCTGCGAGAGTATTATATAACCGCTATCTGGGTACCGTCCGAGCGATACGAAACGCTGGATAAAAAGGTATGGAAGAAATGCGATGGCAAGAAACTGGAGGATGGCTATTATGTAGCTGTAGCGCCTAACAAGCGATACAAGCAGGGTAAGGCTATCGCCGCCGTACTTGCCTCTTATAAAGGAGTAACCAATCATTTCAAGATATTGAAGGAGTTGGGCATAGGGGGTTCTCAAGGTAACTCTATCTACATCACTCAGCTTCTCCGCTGCAAAGACCGTATTTTTGCCTTCTTCGATGATGGCATCCGAGCAGAGAAATGCAACTCCGATTTCACGGAAATCACGATTGGTGAATATGAGGATCTTATTAATAGTGATAAAGAAGGATAGCGTATGAAGATAAATATGAATCATGTAAAGGAGAAGATAGCAGGCTTTATCTTTGACCTTATCATAGAATCGGGCAGTAAGTCTAAATTCTTCCGTAAGTACACCAACCACCGCTTCCGTAAGCAGTACGAACGATTGAAGGATGATTCCTATTTTCATCAGTATAAACGCAACAACGCTTTAGAAAAAGCAAATAGTAAGCTGCATGAAAGGATCAGCGCTTTAAATTACAGACTTCACTCTATTTATGATGCGGTGAAAGTCGTAGCTACGGAGTACCCTAAGAACATCCCGTGTCCTCACGGAGAAAAAGATGAAGAAAACGATTGCCCTGTCAGAACAGATTCCACTGAATGCTGGTGCTGCCCAGGTTTCGTATGTAGAATACCTGAAAAAGGTACCATTATCTGTTGGAACGAGAACTTTGAACAGAGTGAGGATTTAGATAAAGAAAAGTAGCGTATGGAAACAGAAGAATATGTAAGCATCATCAAGAATATGCTAAAGTTTAGCAATATGGTGGAATGCGTTTTTCCCGACCAATACAAGTTTGTCTGTCATCTGCATAATATTCAGGAGCGTGAAGCGATGGATATGTACGGTGATCTGCGTAAGATAGCTTCTGGTCAGTATTGGAGTATCAAAGATAAGAAGGACGGGTATCTTAATTCCATGATAAACATGGCGTTGGAAGCTAGCAAGATTCAAGTCTTCAACTCTCTCATCAAAGATACCGCAGCCAATTGCGAGGATAGAAAGCCAAATATCCTTGCGTTCTTTAAAAGAGGCGATGAGCGTTTTTCGCAGGAGTTTGATTTACAGTGGCAGGTTGCATATCTTGATATAGCCGAAATGATAAAGAACGGCTATACGCTAACGGCTACCGCCCGTCAGGTAGATAATGTTGATGCCAAAGATTACGTAGGCGAGGATAAGGGCAAGAAATCATATATTCCTATTTACGATGGTGATGTAATGCTTTGCTATGTAAGAAATCCGAAATGGTGGAGTTCTGATTGTAAGAATAGCGGTCTGTACCTATGCAAGGATGGTGTTTACTATCGTCTCATTTATACCCCAGGTAAAGGTTATATCAGACACGGTGAACCTGATACTGACGAAGCCTTCGAGTTGGATATCGAAGAGAATGCTTTCAGCAGCTATGTGATGACTCTCAGTCAGAAGTGGTATAAGCTGGGCAATATCCATGCTGGCATCGGATTTCTCATAGAAAAGGCAGAAGATAAGAAAGAATAGCGTATGACAAAGCAAGAATTGTTATCTACCCCTGCCTTCCAAAATGCAAGGGATGATGCTTTTATCTATTTCGTAGCGTGGTTCGATGGCGGTTCATGGATAAGACATGTGACAGTTCCTAAGAAGGAGGATCAAACTAGAGATTGCATTCGTTTCCGCTCATTTGAACCGCTGATTAGCAAAATACGTCTGTTGGCAAATCTTTCTTTTCGTCATTCCAGGGGAGATAAAGTTTTAACCTTTCAATACCTAAATGGCTGGCATGAAACGGGAGAATGCAGCGTTGATATTAACTCAGACGGAAATATCGTAATTACTGAAAAAATAAAAGAAGAAGATTATGCAAAATAAAGAAGAAACTCCTGTAAAGGGAGCATTGATTTACCAGCCGCAGGGTGCGGCCGGTGAATATGCTAAGTGGGCGATCAATCTATACCATGGTTGCTCTAACGGCTGCACATATTGTTATAACCGCAGAGGGGTATTGAGCCATGTCTTCGGCGATAAGCCGGAACTGGCGGCACCTATCATCAGACAGCGAGATAAGCTGCTCAATGAATATCTGAAGAAAAACAATATGACTGCCCATGATGCTATTAAGAAAGGTGTTGTAGACCATGAAAGTCTTGTGGCTGCCCGTGATATTATCTCGAAGGATTTAGAGAAGATAGGAATAGATAAAATACGTCAGGATGGCGGCATCTTTTTCTCTTTCACTTGCGACCCATTCGATATAGAGGCAGATATGTTTATCCTGCAGCAGGTAGTTTTACATTTGCTATTTGATCGCATTCCAGTCACGATATTGACAAAAAACGTGCATTGGATGCAGACGGGCTTATGGAAGAGTACACTTCGAGACCTTACAACAGATTATAAGGATATAGCCCGCCACCTCACCATCGGTTTTACTATTACTGGTAAAGATAAGTTGGAGCCTGGTGCTCCTTCTACCGAGGAACGTATCGAATCTTTGCGTGAACTGCACGACAAATACGTGGTTAAGAACTTCGTGTCTTTAGAGCCAATAACGAGTATTCATACCGCATCGGAAGTAATCAAGAAAACATACAAGATTACGGACGAGATACGTATTGGTGCTCAATCTCCTATCAAGAAAGATAGATATGATCCCAACGAGTTTGTCGGTTTTATTGTTGCGGTTAAAACCCTGGCACGCGGTCTTGATTGCCGTTTTATGGTAAAGGACAGCATGTATAAACAGGCAGAAACTTTTGAAGGTGCTTATCGAGATTTGTGTGTCAGAAATCTTGATGAAATAAAAAAGATTTATGAATCAAAACAAAAAGAAAATGATGAAAAGTAAATTGAAGTATTACGCCAAGGTTATCGGTGTTAACCTGTTGGCGATTTTGGTACCCATCCTTGCTGTTGTCCTTATTTATGCTCTCGGCAAGCTGAAGAATATCTATACCCATCCTTGCGTTCTATCGCAGGAAATATACGATTGCTGCCTGGAGGCAACCATCGTAGTGCTGGCTGGGTTCTCTGTAGGTCTTTTGCTTCTTGGCTGGGCAGATAGCTGGAGAAAGGCAAAGCTCTTTGTTCTTAAAAGCAGGAGAGAACGAGAAAAACGTGAACTGCTGCATATTAAGATGGAGGTAGAGCCTATCGAGGAGAGGACGGAGCAGAAGAATATTCATGCCTCTGCTGATTCCGTGTATGAGGATATTTCCGGATTGACGGTTAAGGAGATTTATCATCTTTATCAAGGTCGTGAAGTTCTGATTACGGAAGGTAGGTTGAAAGGATGCACTTGGGGCCGTCTTGCTGGTTATGATAATGAAGGTTCTCTCCTTTACATAGGCTTCACTAAATTCTGCATAGGTCCTTACTCTCTGGATGAAATAAATATGATGCGTGATACGAATCCCGAAGTCAGCTATGTAGAGCCAGGCTATAAAAACTACGATTGCTACATTCCTAGCCTTATCCGCATTTATAAATAAAAAATAGTTATGAAGAAGAATTATTTGTTTGATGTTGATGGCTTGCTGCAGGTGCTGCAAGCCATCAAGGAAGGGGAGCCAGTGGAGTATCGCCCATTGGAGGAACCTAATTGGCGAGATTTCAATCCAGAGGAATATGATATTGATACGGAAAACTGTAAGTATCGTGTCAAGCCTTGTGAATATAGTGAATACGTGGAAGATATTAATGTACCTCCTGCACTTATGCAGGAAGGTGTGATTTATTTCCTGAAAAGCAAAGACCCTCGGAGTACTAAACAGAGTTTTGCTTGCGTAAAGGCTAACCTTTGGCATATAGATAAAAAGATATTGCTTCATTTCTTTTGGAGTGAAGACGGTGATTCAAAAAAGCTTTATGTTAGCGATCCGGATAGAAGAATTAGCCGTAGCGAGAAAACAGATAATTTCGCTAATGAAATTATTCCTGATATAAATCTTTGCGATCCTGATAAAGCCGAAATTTATGTAGCTTCCATATCACAAGTCAAGATGTTAGAGTCAAGACTTCGAGATGTGGGTTATGAATTAAAGGACGGACAAATGAAAAAGATAGATGGGAACAAAGAGTAAACCAGCACAGCTCCTTACTAAGGAGCAGGTATCAGAGCAGCTTCTTCAGCAGCATTTGCGCGGCTGGAAATCGAACCCTAAGTTTATCGTAGAAAACCTTTATGTGTTCGGCTGGGAGAGTGATATGCTCATCAAGACCCGAAGCGGATATTGGTATGAGGTGGAATGCAAAATATCCCTTGCTGATTTCAAGAACGATTTCACCCATAAGCGGCAGAAGCATGAATTGCTGAAGAATGGAGATGAGAAACGTCGCCGCCCGAATTTCTTTTATTATTGCGTACCATGGTACCTTAGTGCGAAAGTATATCCTCTCCTTCCTGATTATGCCGGGCTGATTGTACTTAAAGTGGATGGTAAACTGAATGAGATAAAACAGGCACACTGTCTGCATCTGCAAAAGTACACCGATGAGGAACTGAAGCTATGCGATAAGTTTTATTATGCCTACCGCAACTGGAAAAAGTGTGTAGAGCGTAATCAGCCTACCGCAGAAATCAAGCGCCTGAAGGATGAGATTGCTTTCCTCAAGGCAGAATACAAGGCAGTAGCCGGATGTGATATTAAAGACGCATTTTAATGATTAAAAGATTTATAAATTATGGAAAAGATAGAATTAACCAGGGAGCAGATAGAGAAGATAGCTGAAGGTATCAGCGTTTTCTGTTTCCGGCATGACCCTAAAGCAAAAGAGTTTGTGCTTTTAGAATATCCAAAGCCTAAAGATGTGTTTGGTGCCTCCTGTATCTGGGATGAGCCTTCATATAATAAGGAACACCCCCAGGAAGTGAAAAGCGTACTGCCTAGTTTTGAAGCAGTGCATACTTTCGGCTCACCGAATTTGTTCAAGCCGAGCCTTGCAGAGGTTATCCAGGCCTGCCCTGTTAACTATCTCGGCAATTTTAACGCTGTTACTATCAAGTATAATGATTTTACAGAGGACGCTTCCAAGCATAAGAGTATCGTGACTCCTTACGTGATTTGCGAGAAGCAGAAGCCATTCGTTCCTCCTCTCAGCAAGAAAGAGGAGAAGAAGCTGCATCCTTCGCAATTGAAGATAGGCGACCTTGTAGGTACTATCATTGACGAGTTCTGCCAGGTAAGCATTGATACTATCCAGCCTGATACCCGCAACCTTCAGACCTTATTTGAGGGTCCACTGAATGAAGTTCCCGAGAAGTACCTGGATAAACATTTCCGTCCGATAGAGATTATCAAGGACTACGAAGATGAGATACATTTAATCATTAACTAAGCTTTATCATGTTTGAGATATACGTTAAAATGAAGAAAAGAAAGTGCTGGAAACTCGCTATAGAGATTCCAAACGCTTGGGGCGGGATGCCTCACCTCTGGATGTATCTGGAAAAGAAATATCTTCCTTCTTACGTACCGGTAGGAGCTGATGGAAAACCGCTGGAACTGGACTGGGTGAAGGAAACACAGGCAAAAGGTGAATATGTAAGCCGATGGATCTATTCTTCATCCAAAAAGGAAATCGAGGACCTACAGAAAGATTTCCGCTTAACTTATGAGGAAATGATGGTGTTCAGATCTACCTTTGATTTTGCAAAGGTTCTAGGCGAAGATATACCCGTTTATCTTGAATGCTTAAAGGTTGTCGCTGATGAGTGTGGAGGTATATATCCACAACAATACGAAAAACTGAGTGCCTTTATTAAGGCTCACAGCATAAATGATATAGAGGCAATCGCTTTCAATCAGACAAGCGTAAACTGTGCCTGTGATTTTTTGGGCAACAGATATAATGCGCCGGCAGATAACTTCTGGGACTGCATTTGCCCAAAGGATTTTTATAACAACCTTAGAAAAGATGCGGTATTAAAGACGAATTTTAAATAATAAGATTATGAGTTTATACACGAAACTTGAAAAGAATAAATCCCTTTGGCATCCTATTACCGATGAGGATTTTGATATTGACTTCAGTAAGCCATTTATCCTTTGTGCAGACGATTGTTCTCTCTTTATCGTGGAAGATTTCGCAGATATGTTCAACTATCTGGATGAAGACCGATTCTACGATGTCAAGACGCAAACCTTGTCTGAAGAAGGCAAGGAGGAATTTCGAGAAGATTATTATGGATATATGTATCTTGACGAGGATTTCTATAATGCGATAGACTGTGCGAAGGGTGAGTGTATCGAGGACGTGAAAGGCGATTGCGAAAGCCCTGAGTTATTCGTTATGTACGAATCGGGTCCAAAGGTGTTTGACCATTTCGATTTCGGTCCGAGCGGTACTCCGGCATACGGTGATGCGCCGTTACTGTGCAGAGAGTTCGCTGCAAAATATCCCGAACTATATCACGTAGAGTATATCGTTAACTTAAATCGGGTTTCAGAAACTCAACTCAGTGCTCTCTTCAGGGCACCTCTTGATAAGCCTAAAACCGCTTATGTGGTAACATCGGGCGAGTATAGTGACTATCGTGTTGATGGCGTGTTCTCTGAAAAAGAGAAAGCTGATTCGTTTGCTAAAAAAGCCGAGGATAGAACTATAGAGAAATATAATATTGATGATGAGGAGTAGCTTCGAAAGGAATACTGGTATGAAATTTCTATCAGAATAGATAACTCTTCAAAAGTAAAGAATGTTTCTGTCAATGATTTAAGTCAGTCGGGTCAGTATTTCGATGCTGTAAGGTTTCGACCTGGAGAAGGTATAGGCAGTTGTTTTTACTTTTACCTGAAAGCTATCGATCGTGATAAGGCAAAAGCTATAGCTTTGGAGCGTTTTCATGTTCTATTGCCAGTTTACCGTCTTCTCATTTCCCTATGTTAAGATGGACGCGTGACATAAGTCCTCATTATGATCCTGGTGATTTGCAAGAAGGTCTCGTATTCGGTTATTTCGATTATAAGGCTTATTTTTATTCTGATTATAGAGAGGAGAAAATACAAGACCTGTTTATGAAGATTAAAGATTCTTTGCCTATTCCATTAACCGAAGAGGATAAAATCGACTGGCAGAATCTTACAGAGGATGCTTGCCTGCAGCTTATGAATAATCATGGTCTGAAGATAGAACCAAGAAAGGATTTACCTTTAGCGTTTATTTGATAAGCAAGTGACTTTAAGGATTTATAAAAAAGAATATATTATGATACAGATTTAAGATTGGGAGTCATCTCAAAAGATTGTTGTCGTGGATGAAAATCATCACGGCACCGTACAGGTGGAGGTACCGAAGCCTGGACCTTATAAAGACGAGTATTACCAGCATGCCGATTGCGCTATCTACAACCTTTGGGTAGATGAGAAGTACCGCAAGCAGGGAACGGCTCGTCTCCTGATGGAGACCGCAGAGCGGGAAGCTAAGAAACTGGGCTGCAAATCGGTACAGCTGGAATGGGATGATAAAGGCAGCAAGCCTTTCGTTCTTGAATGGTACAAACGCCTTGGCTATCGTGTAATGGCAAGGAATGAAAACGATCGTCTGCTGCTGGTAAAGAAACTTCAATGTTGAGTGTTGAATGTTGAGTGTTGATTTAGGCTAGCGCCCTTGAGTCCGTCAGGCAATTCAACATTCAACACTCAACATTCAACATTAAAAAGGTTTTTGTCCCAGACATAAAACCCTTTTTTCTTACCTTTGCAAACAGAAAAAAGAAAGATTATAGCGTATGAATAAAATAGGGGAGCAGATGATGCTGCAACAGCTCAAGTCTGTCTATGGGCTGATGATGGATTCTTCCGGTAAGATGGACTTCGCAAATAAAACGCTATGGGATGAGATTACTGATCTCGACCAGGATAGTGGCGATTACCAGGAAGTGGTGGTGGAAATCTATTTCACCGATGGCAGGTTTATCAAACTTCATAACCGCAGTTTTGAATCGCTCATTAATAATTCCTATTCCGGTGATGCCCTTTTGCTGCTGCGAATGAATGATGATAAACTTCTCCAGGCAGTAGCAGAACAGGGCGTATGTATTCGTGATGTTTACCGTCCGATAGTTAGTATTACGTATGATGATCCGGAAACGGGAAGAACGGCAACCGATTTTCCTATATCCTCCGTGGTCCGCATAGCCTGTTATCGTAAAAAGGTAAAGTGGAGCGAGAGATGGAGAACACTGAGTCCGGAAATGAAAAAGTTGCATGAACTTATGTTCCGTAACTTTCGCGAAAAATATCTCAGAGATCATCCTGAGATTAAAGAATAGATTCTTCTAATGTTTTATCAAAATATGCTTAACGTAATAGTTATGATTATTTTAATTTTATAGAGTTGTTAGTTTTTGATCTTGTTGAAGTTCCTTCGTTGTGAAACGCGGGGACTTTATTTTCTTTATTGATTAGTTCTCATGAATTAAAAGTCAAAATTGTTTTAAGGTAAAATTTTGTTAATATCAAGAGGGGCGGCGGTCGTGATGACACCCGCCCCTCATTTCGTTTAATGTTAAGTGTTGAATGTTTTTATCAATGTTGAATGTTGAATTACCTCTCGGAGTAAAGCCTCCGTTCCTAGCGATTCCATCGCTGGTTTATCTCAATGGCGTATGCCTAATTCAACATTCAACACTTAACATTCAACATTTAGTTAAACGTTCCTTCCGTCCGGCAGTACGAACCAGCCGATATTTCCTCGCCAGAATTTGCATCCCAGATATAACGAGTCGAAGGCATCGGTGAAGTCAGTACGCTGCTGCAACGGCAGGTTGTCTTCCGTTTCCGGCTTCTTCTCCTGGCTCTTATCCTTTCGGAATCCCTGATAGCCGATGCTCACCTCACAGAGCTGCAGGGCAATAATCAGGTCGGGATTGTTGGGCTGATTGATACGGATGGCAGGATATTCTATGCCGGCAAGACCATTATTGATGATACGATGCTTCACCTCATGCTGCTCCGGCACGCCCATATCTATCGCCGTCACATTCCAGCCGTTACGCTCCAGCTCTTTGATAACTGCCTGGTAGAATCGCTCATCGGTCAGCGCATACGATGCACCTTGTTTTGCCGTAGCATCGTAAAAGTACACCACGTCTCGGTTCACGGCTCTCTTCGGAGCATAGTAATGCGAGAAATCATCTACCAGTTCACGCAGCTTGCGCTCGTTCTTTACGTAGAAACTCTTGATGACATTCACTGCCTCCAATCCGTCACGCTGATATACCTGACCTACCACCAGGGTATTGATATTGGCGTTATAGTCAAATGCGAGATAAAGAGGAAGGTCGTTTATGCAGTCGCTATCCATACGGCAGTCGTTTCTCTCGGACAGCTCTTTTAAGTCGGGCTGATAACTTTCTGATGTAATCTTCTTGCCGCCGATGATGCCCGTAGCCTTTTTTGTTTCCCACTTCGCCACTGAGAGCGGATCTATCTCGTTGTCGGGGATATAACCGTGTACCCTATCTATATCCAGGTTAGAGTAAAAACCGTCATTTGATTTCTTGATTTTGATGTTCAATATTGAAACGGCGAAGGTATAGGCAGGGAGATCTCGCTTTAACTGCCTGATGTAATCCTCACCGAGAATGTCCACATTTTCGAGAGTAGATGCCCTGCGTACTACGAAAGCTGAACGCCTCAATTCTCTCAGATATTTATCTTGGAATTTTTTAGAACGTAAAAACATCTGCATCTCGAAATCCTCTTCTGGTGTAATCAGATATTCGTAATCATAGATGAGTTCGGCATCTTCTGCAGTAACCAGTTTGTAGTTTACCGCCATATCTACCATGTTTTTGGTAAGATGATTTCCGTGTTTAGGTAGAATACGAAACATGCCCTCATGCTTCAGCATTTTCAATGCTATTGCACGAATCATCGTTCTTACTTCCGCAGGAACCACATGGGGTGTGTGTCTTGATTTTTGGGCATTATAGAGCAGGTCATTGTAAAAGATAACTTTATTAGCATATTCTTCCAACTGCTCCTGCACCCATCGGTAGGTTTTACCTTTAAAAATTCCGTTCTCTATCACTAGGTCTAACTTCTCATCTTCTCTTTCCAGCCAACTGCCTTTTGCGGTCAGAGCAGCATCGGAAACGAAAAGCCTACCTCTATAGTAAGGGTTATATTCAGAAAACTCTATATTGCCTAATGGATGAGTCTGTCCTGATAGAGAAGGCATAAACTCCTCGTCGATTTTCTTTTTGTTTGCAAATCTACCTTCATCCAAAATGGCGTGTGAAAACGTATAAGAGTTTGCTGATGCAGTTTGTGCAAGGGATATGGAAGCCCATTGTGCGCCGTTGGCGAACCATATAATATTATCATAATTTTTTGGCTTAAAAATGGCAGGGCGGGCATGTTTCGGTGGCCTTCCCCATCCCATGTGAATACCTATTGTGAAGCCAAACATTCGTTCCATGGCTGCCATGGTACCAGGAATAGTTTTAGAAAATGCTTGCTGTCTTGAAATAGCAAGCCAAGCTCCCAACATGCCGGGCATAGAGTTTGATACCGCCCATACGCGTGGCGCTACCAATCCGTCTGTTTTACCGGTACGTCGTCCAGCTATGACGATTTCGTCTTTTGCCCCCATATAAAAGAGTTCCTGCTGGAATCTGTTTAAATATATCTGATGTGGTTGCTGCATAAAAATGAAAATGTTATCCTGAATGTATGTTTTTTAGCCGCATCCTTGCGTCCGTTAGGCGTTCCTGCGGATTTAAAATCCGTAGATATGTCAGTTTTTTACAATCTTAGAGCAATTTTGCTGGCTGGCAATCATCGATTAACTTGCGTGTTTCTTTGGCACACTCAGCCACGCATCTCTCGACTGCCTCGGTGATGTCTTGAATTTGATCTTCACGCATATTGCCGTATTTGTCGCAAGTGTCGTTTATTATTTTGTAGAGAACCTGATTTTGTAAAGTCTCCATATAATCTACGTACTCCTTGCAAGTACTGCGCCGAGGTGTTTGCACCCATTTTAGAAAGTCCTGTTTCCAGTCTTTCCATGTTTTGATTTTTATTACTATCATTGTTGCTTACATTTTAAATTGTCGTTTCAAAAACGGGTTGCTCTTTATGAGTTCTATCATTTCTTCTTCTGAGTGTACTCCTTCCCAGAAGAGTTCGGTATGATCTTCAACTCTATCTTCATCTACAGAGAAAGGTACACCGTAGTTGGTGTAGGCTTCGCCATGGTGTTGAATCAGGTGGCGACCTGGATTTTTCCGGATGTTTTCTATCCAGACTTTATTATCACACTCGCACCATTTATTATACTCTTCTCTTGTCAGTGTCATATCAATACCGATAGGGTAGTGTCCGGAGCATCCATTGGTTCCGAAATAAATAATCTTTGCCATAATTTCGCAGATTTAAAATAGGCTAGGCTGCGCCAACTCTAATTTGATACGCTTGCAAGCCTTGTCGTAATATTCTTTGTTTAATTCAAAGCCGATGAAGTTTCTCTTTTCTCTGATGCAGGCGATTGCGGTAGTGCCGCTGCCCATGCAGTTATCAAGAACGCACCCCCCCACATTGGTATAAGTACATATAAGATACTGGATAAGGGCGACTGGCTTTTGCGTAGGGTGGAAGGTATCGGCAGAATGCTCTTTGTCGAAGCAGATAATGCTCTTTGGGAATTTTTCATCTGATACGATAGTAGGCACTTCTTTATGGTCGCCATAACAACCTCGCTTCAAACTATGAGAGCCATCTCCCCTTCGATGATTCCTTTGATGTGGCGCACATTTTACCATTTGAGGATTGTAGACAGGTTGTTTTCGATAAAATACTGCAATATCCTCATGTGAGCGCAGAGGCATCTTGTTGGCATTCAGAAAGCCTGTTACCCGCTGCTTGCTCCAAATAAGATTATATTTCCAGAGTTTCGGCTGCGACATCATAAGCTGTGCGGTAAACATGCCCTGGCAGAAAAGAATAATGGCCGCATTGGGTTTGGCTATGCGCAGATATTCCTTCCATAATGGCTCAAGCGGGATAATACTATCCCAGCCACCGCCTTCACTCTTTTTATTGAGAACACCATAAGGCAAATCGCAGATAATGCAATCCACGCTTGCGTCCGGAATTTTTTTCATTCCTACCAGGCAATCCTCATTATAAATCTTATTTAATTCCATCCTTTATAACTCTATCTTTATCAATTAAACCATTTTAGAATAGTTTCTCCTTTATATCCTTTTTCCCAGATAAACCAGGCATAGGCAGCGGCACTGCTCCCGAAAGCCTTAAAGTTGCCGTTCATGGCGCATTTTAATCGTGAACTACTTACCCATACCCTGCAAGGTGGCTGCGTTTTAAACAGATGTCTTCTTCCTTTCCCTTCAAGAAAAGTAAGTTTCAGGAACATCGCAACCTTTCTTCCTTCCGGAATAATCTGCAAAGCCTTTTCTACGAAATCTAAGGCATATCGGTAGGGTGGGTTGGTAACAATATCTCCGTTCCATTCTAAGTTGTCGATGGAAAGAAAATCTGCAACCTCGCCATAACCTCTATCTATCAAATCACGGCTGACTACATCGTAGCCATGCGCCTTCAATACCTCGCTAATATGCCCTTCGCCACAAGAAGGTTCCAAAATTACCCCCCCGTAAACTGCTCTATCTTACAAAGCCATTCGGTAGCTGCGGGTTCTGTGGCATAGTAGTCTTCACGCTGTCGCTCGCCGTTTTTATGGTTGCTTGCGCCTAACGTTTTAAATACGGCAGCATTGCCGCCTACCCAGTCTTTTGCCATAAAGTCTATAAACTATTAATTCTTAACTCTTAATTTTCCCACATGCCATTTCTGGCACGTCTTGCACTGGTACGCCACATACCCTTGCGCCTTCAGCTCCGGTCTTTGGTTCAGAAACTCCCAGGCAGCATCCTCTGTTTCGTATGCCACCTTCGCCTTCCAGGTATGTTGCTTTCGGGTGTAATGCTCAGGGTCTGGTGTAAAGGGAGGAACCTTATTGTGATAATGATGATCACCTTTGCGCTTACTCATCATCGCCTCCTTCCTTTTCGGCATCACCTTCCTCTTCCGGAATATCCATTTCGGCTTCCTTCTTCTCAGCATGATCATCCAGCACCTCTTCCATATACTCCATATAGTCAGGTACCTTTTCATTATGCTCCTGCAGACTTTCCTCCTCGGCAATATCCTGCATATCCTTAGCAGTAAGACCATACTTGCGAGCCATTTTTTTCTTGTACTCGTCAGTATAGTTCACCCTATCACGCTTCACGATGCTTACATCCTGCGTGATGGCAATGCGGCTCATATCCGGCATTTCCTCGGTAGCATCCTTCTCTTCTAGGAAGTTGCCATAAACGGTAGCCAATGCCTGCATACCCTTATCCACCGCACGGTCGTTGTTCTGCTGCTTGCCCGTACGGATAAGCCACTCAGCAGAATTGAGATACATCGCCTTGTGACGAGGGCTTTCATCGGTCATAAAAAAGCGAATAATGTGGTTGCAGACCGCCACATCGTTTGTCAGCTCGGTAATGGTACGGGGTTTGATATTTCCTTCGTCGTCAATATCAATATGCAGCGCCATCACCATTTCCTGCGCCTCCCTGTTGCCCTGTCCTGCCTGTTTCATAAACAGCGCGTAGTCGCGTCTTGCTATGTTGCGGCAGGTAGTCTTGGGGTCTATATCGTTGTTTTGTACCCAGCGCTTGTAGAACTCGTAGCAGAGCTGCATCCTATACTTCTGTTCCAGTTTTGGAAACATCGTGTCGATACTCAGTCCATTTGATAGCCATTTGTCTATACGTTGCAGGGTATTCTGCGTAAGTTGACTCATCTCTTATTAATGTTTAATGTTTAATGTTAACCTGGTGGGGCATCGAAAACCGAAATTCGTGCTATTCGTGTCATTCGTGTTCAAACTCCCCGAACCCCCGAAACGCTATATGGTAAGGTCGATACCAAACTGACATTCCAGAAACTTCTTGTAATCGGGCTTACCGAATAGTGTGCCGTTTGCCTTTTCCCAATCTTTATTGTTGGCATAGAACACATCACGCGTAAACCATTCGTAAACGTTATCATATCTGCTTACTGTTGGCGAGTCAGGATGCGTATCTAAGAATTTCTGTCCCGCCCTCAGATAAGCCTTGGCTATGCGGGGATGCTTCTGAAACTCGATAAGGCGCTTGCGTCTTGAAGCCAGGGGGCAGCACATGCAGCCGAGTCTTCGGGTAACGTCGATTTGCCCCCTCGTATCATAGTATACTGGTGCCAACTTCAATCCTCTATCAAGAATGAAATCCCTCACATCTTCGTTGGTCCATTCCAAGATAGGATAAATCTGTTCTACATGATTTTCCTTTTTCTTAGAACCATAGTACCGGCATTCGGTAGGCTCATTATATCTTTCCTTTCTCGCTCTGCTTTCTTCTTTGCGCACACCGATAACAGTTTTATCGAGGATTTTATATTCCTTCAGAACTTCACAGCAGAAACGGCTAAAGCGATTAGGAAACCCTTTCTTTGCAATAAGCTGAAAAAAATTTTCTTTAGGTCTGATAATCTCCACATCCATCTCCTTCACGTGGGCGATAGTGCCCGGTGGGTCGATGGTCGTGTTCTTGTATATCGCTCGAATTTTGATGCCAGCTTCTTTTGCAAGCTGCAGGATTACGTCGTTATCCTTGCCGCCCGAATAAGCCAGTTCTATCTCTCCATCGTACCTTTTCTGTACGCTTTGCAGGAGTCGGATAGACTGTTCTATCTTTTTCTGTAATTGCTCGTTTATCATTTCGCGCCTTTTTAATTTCTTTATCTGCCCACAAAATTACGAAATCTCCCCTAAACAGTTGGGACAACCCCCGAACCCCCTATCTTTGAAAATAGCACCCCTTCCGCCACCGTCCCCTGCGATTCCATCGCAGGTCTCTCAATCCCTTTTGTCCCCATCTCTCAATAAAAAACCGATACCTTTGCAATAGTATTAAGACAACATAGGATAACATTAAAAAGAAAAAAGAAATGCAAAGTTTAATTCCAACCCTTACCAGGTTTCTTGCAGCCATCATCGGCTTAGTGTGGTGTACCCTGGAACCATCTCTTAACTACATCGCCGTATGCTTCTTCGCCCTTATCTGCGACTGCTATACGGCGTGGCGCTGCAACTGTCGCATCTATTCCCGCTATCGGGAGGCTATCAAGAAAGACCCTCGATGCAAAATCGACGGGAAACTGAAATCTAAGAAAATGGCAAAGATGGTGAAAGATTTCTCCGTCCTCATCCTTGCGATATTCTTAGCCACGATGGTAGATACCGTCATACTCGATTTCCAAAACCCTCTCCATCTCGCCAACTATCTTGCCGCTATTTATTGCGGTGTGCAGCTCGTGAGTATTCTCGAAAACGAGAGTACCTGCAATGGGGCACCCTGGGCAAGAGTGATGCAGAAGATTGTAGCCGATAAAACCGAAAGGCACTTCAATGTGAAGCTGAAAGACTTGATGAAGGAAGCAACAGAAGAGGAGGATAACAAGGAAGAAGTTACTCCGAAAGAAGATAAGAAAGAAGAGGAAGCAAGCGATGGTAAAGAAAACGAGCAATAAACGTCCTCCGTTGAAGGAAATCTTTAAAGCCAAACGCTTTTTATCTCAAGAACTATTAGGTGCAAAGTTTCATTCCTCCCCCGAACCCTTCGAGTTTAATGAATGTAACTGGATAGCCAACGAAAAACCCGAGGTAGTAAAGGCGATGACTATTTTGGCAAGAGCCGGTATCTATTTATCAATAAGCGGGCATGAATATATGATGAGAGAAAAAGCACTCTGTGCAAATAACTCTTAATTTCTGTACGCTATCAGTTAATAATGTGTTAAAATCCCTTTGAATTATGACAATATCAAATGTTTTGGAACATTGGGCAACCATCTACAAGCCCTTATCTCATAACCCGACAAGCAAGAAGCTGGAAGAACAGAGTTTCTTCCGCATTCGTGATATTGACGAGGAAAATATCTTTTCCCGCAACGCCAATATTATTCACTCTCCCTGTATGCTCTATCGTGTAGTGAACTCCGGAGAGTTGAAATCGGATAAGCAAGCCCTGATTACCTATCAGGTCTGTTTTCTTACCCGACTGAAAGACTCCTCTGCTACATTGGGCAGATATGATGGCAGCAAATTGCAGGCTGCGTCGGATGATCTGATGGAGTATTGCGAAGACCTCGCCTCTTATCTCACTCAGCTTCGCCGCACGGGTATCTGTCCTATCACGGGCAGAAACTTCAAAACGGAAGAGCCTAAATTGGGCATAGAGTTATCATCCGTCGATATAGAGAGTTTCGCCTATGGTGTAAACCCTCTTTTTCATGGTCCGAGCTGGCTTCTTGCCGATTGTTATTGGCAGACTATCCGTCCGCTCTATAACTTCCAATGCGGGAAGGAGCAGAAATATATCATTCCTGCATCGACAGAAGACGGAAAGGAGGGATAAGCTATGCCTATCAGAACTCAACCTATCAAATCGCCCTTTGCACCCCTGAAAGAGGTGGCAGGTGTATATCTGAAACAAGCCCTTCTTGATATAGAAGTTAACTTCAATACCCAGAAGATTTATCCGGTAGAGGTGTATCGTGGCTACGAGAAGGTGAATAAATACCGCGAGGAACACGGCATGTGGTACTCTACGGGTGAAGGTAAGAAATCCTTTGAGGGTACGGTATATCAAGCCGACGAAAAGATGGGTAATCTGATGGTAGGAATCCGCTATAACGATTATCTCCGCTATGTGGATATTGGTGTAGGTTTGACGGGTGATCCTCGTGACCCTGCTGCCCATATCACTGCCGACAAGGTGGACCGCTCGAAGAAAGCTAAGTTCAAAACCCGCTACATCGGCAAGTGGGACAGAAGGGCAGGTAAATCTCATCGTCCTGCCATCATGCGCACGGTGAGAAGACTGAAAACGAGATATGAAAACCATCTTGCCGATTACTACGGCTATCAAGGCTTGTTGCAGATAATGAACGCCCTGGAAGGCAAAGACGAGTAACCCATCTCGCCCCCGTTCCCGACGATTCCATCGTCGGTCTCATATCCCCCAAAAATAAACATTAAAAATAAAAAGCAATGGCAAAGAATAAAACAGAGGCTATCATCACGCTCAACGGTCAACAACCGCTCCAGGTTTTGAAGCAGTTGCAGGAGGCTGCAGCGGGTATATCCGACCAGATAGATGCGGCTCAGGCGAAGCTGAAAACCCTGAAGCCGAACACTGATCCATATAAAGCCCTCGATGCGACCATCAAGGATTTGAAGAAGCAATATGATTTGCTGGCTTCTGCGCAGATTAAGGATATTTCTGCCAATGAGCGTTTGCAGAGCGTAGTAAACCAACTCAGTAATACTTCGCTTCGCAACCTGCGCCGTGCATTGGGCGACGGCAAGCGTCAGCTTGAAGGCTTGTCAGAGGCAGAACTGGAGCAGGCTAATTCCATCCGCGCGATGATGAAGACAGTAGGCGACCAGATACGTCTGCTGGAAGGAAAATACGTGAAGATACGCGAGGGATTGACAAGCATTGGTACGCAAAGCGATCAATGGCTCAGTAAGGCTATTTCGCAGCAGAAAGACCTTATGGACTATACCCGACGCGGTACGAAGGAATACAAGGAGCAGGAGCAGGTGATGCAGATGCTTACCGCCGAGCAGAATAAGCGCAATGCTGCCATTTCTGCCGAAGCTGCTGCCAAGCGTCAGGCTCAGTTCAAGCAGCAGGTAGCATCGTCAAGACAGATGCTTTCATCTACCGACACGATGAAGAACCATTCGCAGACCGAGATTCAGACTGCCATCAATACCCTAAAACAGGCACAAGGTCAGAGTAATATCGGTGGCAGCGAGTGGAAACAGTATGCTGATGAGATAGCTAAGGCAGAGGAGCGGCTTGCATCGCTTGCCGGCAAGGTGAAGGAGGTGAAGCAGGTAATGTCCGAAAAGGATGCCAAGGACACCATTACCTTTATGGATAGTCATACCGAAGGTGAGGTTCGTGAGGCTATCAATACCCTCAGACTTCTTCAGTCGCAGACGCATATCGGTAGCGAGGAATGGAAAAAATACGCTATCTCTATTGCCGATGCAGAGGAGAGCCTGGCTAAACTCACGGGTAAGGCGAAGGAGGTAAAGGAAGAGCTTTCTCTTACAGAAGTGAATGACCGGATGAAGACGCTGGGCGAGCAGTCGGAGCAAAGTCTGCAGGATATGCTCAGAGTCCTTCAGGAAGCCAAAGGTTCAATGCAGCCGTTTTCTAAGGAATGGGAAGAACTGGCTGCGAAAATCGACAGCGTAAAGACCCGAATGGCAGATGTTGCCAGTAACTCACCTTTCGAGCGTAACTATGATACCGCTCAGAAGATGGCTCGTCAGGATGGATTGCTGGATAAAGAGGGCTACCTTCGCAGTCCGACTAAAAACGACCTGGAATGGTCTAAGAGTTACCTTCAGAAGGAATTGGGCAACACTTCTCCTTTGGAGACTATCAAGATAGCGGAAATAAAGGAAGCTCTCGGTATGTTGGACGAACGCCTCAGTGCATTCAAAGATAATGCCGATAAGTCTGCCATGTCTGCTGAGAAACTGAATGAGGTTCTTAGCAATATGAAGACCGCATCCCTCGATGATTTGAAAGCTGCGTCTGCTGAGTTGAATAAGCAACTCGGCAAGCTGGCTCCGTCTTCCGATGCAGCCAAGCAGGTAAAGCAGCAGTTGCAAGCCCTGGATAAGGAAATTAAGCAGGTGGAGGATGATGTGGTAGATGTAAACGATGTCATCGCCCGTAGCAAGAAAGGCAAGGCCTCCATCGAGGAACTTAAAAAAGCCTATCAGCAGTTGCAAGCCGAGTTGAATAAAATCAATACCGGTGATGAGGAATTTAAGAATAAACAAAAGGCGCTTAAAGATCTCAAAAAGGAGATTGATAATGTAACCGATGCAGCCAACAAGCAGAGCAATTCCTGGAAAACTGCATTGAAGAATCTTACGGCATACGCGGGTCTTTTTCAGGTCTTCAATGCTATTAAGGACACAGTTACTTCTGCTATTAAGAAGAACTTTGAATACTCTTCGTCTTTGACGGATATTCGTAAGGTGTCCGGACTCACGATGCAGGATGTCAACAAACTGTCTGAAGAATTGGCTAAGATTGATACTCGTACTTCCGTCGATGGCTTGGCTCAACTTGCCTACCAGGGTGCAAAACTTGGTATGGGTAAGTATGGCGTGGAAGGTATGAAGCAGTTCGTAGCTGCTGCCGACCAAATCAATGTAGCAATCGGTGAGGAGATGGGAGAGGAAGCGTTGCCGGCTCTTTCTAAGATGGTGGAGACGATGGGTCTTATCCCGAAGATGGGTATCGAAAAAGCAATGCTTGCTACGGGTTCGGCTATGTTCAAACTGTCTTCTACTTCTACCTCTACATCTACCAATATCGTAGAGTTTGCCAAGCGATTAACCGGTGTGAGCCGTACTGCAGGCATTACTACAGACCAGTTGTTGGCCCTCGGTTCTGCATCTGACTCTCTCTTTCTGATGCCGGAGGTGAGTGCTACGGCGATGTCTAAATTCATTGTAGCCTTGCAGAAGAATCATAACCTTATCGAGAAGGATTTGGGCATTCAGCAGGGTACCATCAAGAATATGTATGCAGCCGGGCATGCCATGGATGCCATCGTCTTGGTACTTGAAAAGATGCGTGACAAGGGTAATATGAATGCTCTTGGTGACATCTTTAAAGATGTTGGTTCTGACGGACAAAGACTTATTACTTCTATGGTAACTATGTCTAAGAACGTGGACGTACTGAAGGATCATCTCTATGAGTCTAAGGAGGCGTTCGAGGAGGCAAGCGCTGTAACCAATGAGTATAAGATGCAGCAGCAGTCAGCCGCAGGTATATTGGATAGAGCCAACAACCTTTGGGAGAAGGCATTTGTCAATCCTGATGGCGTGGAAAGTGTAAAGTCTATGGCGCAGGCTTGGTACGATATGTCGCAGATGATACTGCAAAGCCCGATATTCAAGAATACACTTCAGGCAGCCTTGTGGAGTGTAATTACTGCTTGCAAGGTATTTGTTGCTCTTCTACCTCTTATCGCCAATTATTTTGCTGCTCTTGGTATCTATAAAACCGTTTCGTTTCTTTGGGAACTGGGCAAGGCTTTAAAAGCTGCGGCAACTGCGCAAACGTTGTTTAATTCAGCAGCCAAGGTAAATCCTTATGTAGCTATTGCAAGTGCGATTCTTACCGCCGTAGGAGTGGTGTGGTCTTTTGTGGAAGCAGATAGAGAAGCTGCTGCTGCGGAAGCAGAGGCAGCACGCAAGGCTAATGCCTGGAGAAAAACTCTTGGCGAGGCGGCAGTAGAAACGAGTAACCTTAATAAGAAACTCGATAATTATAAGCGAATGATGAATGAGGCGAACCTTTCACAGAAGGAACGCCAAGGTCTCATATCTAGATTTAATCGAGATTTCCGCTCTTATATTGCTAATCTCGGTATCGAGATAAAGAATGTAAAAGACCTTCGTGACCATTATTCCGAGTTGGCTCAGGAAGCACAGAGGGCAACTTATTACCGTATGCGCGAGAAAGCTAAGGAGCAGGCTTTGCCGAAATTTGATTCCGACAGAAACGCCGCTTCAAACGTTTTGATGGAAAAGGTTCGTGGTTTAGGTCTTGATAAGCTTGGAGTGTCTTTTCAGGATATAGACCGATGGGTCAGCAAAGGCGCAAGCGGTACATCTGTATTCTGGTACTTAGCTAAAAAACTGCCGAAGAATAAATCAGGTTTGATTAGCGGCGAAAATTGGAAAGTTGATAATAAGGGTTTCGTTTACCGCCAGGGTTATGACGGCAGAAAGATTTCCCCATCTTCCAGTGACCCGCAAATGGCATTCAAACTTCGTGATTTGCTTTCTGCGTCTCGCTGGTACACAAACGCTACGCATCGTAGAGGCAATAAAGAGAAGGAGATTGATAATGCTTATGCGAACTTCGTTCCAGAAGGATATACTCCTTATCCGGAAGAAAGCCCTGGTACTCTCGATAATAATGCACCCAATCCTGATGCCATCGCTGCTGCGAAGCGGGAGGCACGCGAGCGAAAGCAGGCATTGCGTGACCAGCAGCGCTCCTGGCGTGATGAGCTGAAGCAGAAGCAGGACGAGGCGAGTGCAATCATGGATAACGTCCGTAACTTCTATGAGCGCCAGATTAATGAAAAGCTATCCCAGGCAGTAAGCCTCGGAATGGATAAGACGGAGCAGGATTTGTTTGTTGAGCCGGTAAAGAGGCGTATGGAGGAAGCTCTTGCTCAGGTGCGCCTTGCTATCGCTGGTCAGGCTAACTACTGGGAGGAGTTCAAGAAGACGATGACTAATGATCTTATCGAGAAAACCGATGAGACCGGAGTAAATCTTTCCAAGGACCTCCTTGCTTCCATTATAAAGAATAACATCGATGCTCTTCGTGAGAAGATGGCTCAGTTGGGTAATAGCCTGAACCGACCGATGAACTCCATCACGGCTGAAATCTATGCCAAGGCTACCAAGAATCAGCAGAATAATATAACGCTGGAGGCGAAACAGGCAGAAGCCCGACGAAAGATTGCCCAGGAGAACAACTATAAGGGAGTCGTGCAGCAGAACATGTACGATGATTTCAATCAGATGGGCTTTGCTAACCCAACCGATTTTGAGTTAGCGGATAAGGAATCATTTGAGAGACGCAAGAAACATATCATCGCCATGTACGAGCAGGCAAGGAAACAAATCGCCAACCTTTATACAGTTGATGTCAATGATAAAAAGGGCAGGGGATTGCTGATGCAGATACTCTTTGGTGATGATCCTTATGCGCTCGGTGCCCGTATTCAGAATATGTTGGGCGATAATGCGGAGGACTGGCATGTGTTCTATAATAAACTCATTCAGTATTCTGATGAATATACCGAAGCTCAGAAGAAGACCTACGACCAGGCAAAGAAGATTGCCGAGCAGATGTGGAAGGTGAACCAGCGCAATCTTGCCAATCAGAAAGCCCTTCGCAAGATGCAGCAGGAAAGTGCGCTCTTCGGCAAGCGAACTAATATGTGGTCGAATCTCGGTCTCGGCAACCTCACCGCCGACCCAGAGGTGGAGCTGCTGAAGATGAAGATGCAGATGGCAGAAGATTACTATGCCTTTGTTTTCAAAAACTCACGTAACAAGCAGCTCCTCGATGAAGCTGACAAGGCTCGTCAGGAGGCAGAACTTGCCTATGTCAACCAAATGGCTACGGCGATGAAGAACCGACTCTCACAGATGCAGCAGCTCGTGCAGCCTATCGAAACCTTCGGTGCAGAGGTAGGCAAGGCATTTGCCGAAATGCGCTACGATGTAAGCAGCGCACAGGAAGCTATCAAGAACGCCCTGAAGTCTATGCTCGAATCGTGGGCTAATATGGCACTCAACGACGTGAATACGCAGATGTGGAAGGCCATCAATGATGCAGGTGCCAAGCGAGGTAAGAAAAAAGCGCAGCCTGGTATTGATGCAGCAAGAGCCAACGCTGATGCCAATGCTGTTAAGGAAGATTTCTCAAATCTCGGCACAAAGGCGAATCCGATGTATGTGCGACTGGTAGATGAGGGCGCAGCTTATCTTACCCAGCAGCCGCAGTCTAACTTCGAGAATCTGCCTCCTCAGCAGCCGGCTCTCGGTTGGAATCCTGATGGTTCGCCTATCAACCCTAACAGTTCGGCGATTGTGCCTCCATACGCGCCCCCTGCAACCCCCGAGCAGGCGAATAAGCAAGAGCAGGGCAATGGTGCTCCTCATGCGTGGGCACACCGCAACAGAGATAATGCCGATGCGTTCTATAATGATGCAGCCACGCAGACGGGTGCTGCAGCAGCCGATGCTATCGCTGGTGGCGGTTCCTTCAGTGATGCCGCAGCCGGCATCACTGGTTCCTTCATCGGTGGTGTGATGAATACCGAGTTCAAGAAGGGCGGCAAATCCAAGGAAGACAAGGAGAAAGCCGAGCAGCTGAAGAAGGAGAAGAAGCACCAGAAGGAACTGAGTAAGGAGGTAAAAAAGGGCAATAAGGATCGTGAGAAGGTGACTACCCAGGGTGTTCAGAACATCACGGATGTAACTGCTGCCGGAAACAAGGAGCAGAGTGAGGGCACTAAGGTGGCTTTGAACGCGGGTATGGCTATGACGGAAACGACGCTCACTACCAACCTTGCCAATACTCAGGCTAATAATGAGGCGATGGCTCAGTCTGATGCTGCCCGTACCCAAAGCGAAGTAACCTTCTCTATCGCGGGTGCGATGGCTAAGTGTTTCGAGTTCCTGGGTCCTATCGCGGGTCCTATCGCAGCCGCGGGTGTGATGGCTACCCTCATGGGCTTACTCCAGTGGGCACTCAACTCAGCTTTCAGCGGCGGTAAGAAGAAGAGCAACACTCCTTCTACCAACACCAAGCTCGTAACCGGTATGCTTACCTACGATAGCGGTAACGTGCAGGATTTGAAGCCATTTGTGGCTGATAATGGCGAGGTATATTGGGCAAAGGAGGATGATGGCAAGCAGATGCAGGGCGTGAAGATGCTCACGACACCTACCGCTACCTCTGTGAACGGGCAGCCGTCTCTCGTTGCTGAGAAGGGACCGGAAATCGTGATTGGCCGTGAAACCACTCATGCCATGATGATGAATAACCCTGGCTTACTGAAAGCACTGGTGAACTACGACCAGAACTATTCAGGAAGAAACTCAGCAAGAAGGGCATTTGATAGCGGCAACGTGGGTGATGTTTTTGCAGCCGGCACGCAAGGGAGCAATGGTAATCTTTCGTCTGGCGCGTCAGCGGCAGACGGACTATTAGCAGCTAGTGCAGCAAGCAATGCGGCGCTCCTGCAAGCTGTGAATGCGCTCATTCAGCGCCTCAATCAGCCTATTAACGCCCAGATTAACATGTACGGTCGTGACGGGTTGCACGATAGCCTGAACAAGGCTAACCAATTCCTGAAGAATAAATAGAAAAAGGTTTTGTTGATTATTAGTTGTTAGTTTTTAAGTTTATTAGTTATTTGTTTTTCGAGGCTGTTTCGCTGTGAAGCGAGGTAGCCTTTTTTGTGTGAATTTTATCCTGGTCCCATTTTGCGACCAAGGGGAGAGATTAGTGGGCTTTCTCTAAACCGCTGATTTAGTGGGCTTTTTGGTCTCAAAAGCATATCTTGGTCTCATTTTTCGTCGGTTTTACTACCTATATATAAAATTTTCCGTGTATTTTTCCTTTTCCCTAAAAACAAAATCCCCTAACCCCAAACTAGAAGTTAGTAGCATTAACGGCTATGCCGTAAACATCAGACAACAAGGTAGTTATGGGGATATAGGGGGGTGGCAGCTAGCGAGAAAAATGTGTGATTTTCTACATATTTCTGAAATATTTTGTATCTCCTGCGTACATCTGTTTATAGAAAATTATATAAAAATGAGACCAATATATAGTAAGTTGCTGAAAAATAAGCAGATAGCAAAAAATCAGTGTGGGCAAGCAGTGGGACAATGGTGTGGCAGCAGGGGGACAAAATACGCCATTTTCCTCATTAGGGGACTTTAACATTTCTGCTAATAAAATTAAAATGAGACCAGAATCGGCAAAATGAGACCAGATTTCGCTTCCTGGTCTCATTTTTGAAAAAACAACCTTTGCGTCTCCGTTCCCAGCGATTCCATCGCTGGTTCCCCCTCTCAAACCTATATTAAATGTTAAAAATATAACTTATTTCAAATATAATATAGCTTACCTATACTTTTTTCGATTTATTTTTGTATCTTTGCAGCGAAAAATGAATAATATAATATATGTAAGGTATGTTTGACGAGATATGTTCCATCTATCGGGATGCGAAAGATGCGCTCGGAAGGTACGTCGATATGGAGACTGGCGAGTGCATCACGCAGATGTCTATCCGTGAGTTCTGTCTTACGGACAGATGGAAGCCGTATGTAGAGAAACTGAGAGCCATGCGGCAGCAGTATGGTAGCAAGGCGAAGAAGATGCCGGAGTATATCGACACGAAGAAGATGCTTCCAGGTGCCACACTGAGCGGTCTCTTCGCTACCTACGAGGACGATAGCCTTACCCATCCCGGCCAGCGTGTGATGGTTTCCAGAAGAGAAAGCCACCTTCAGCAGCATACCGGATGGCTGGCGATAGATATTGACCTTCAGGACAACGAGGGTATTGCCGATTTCGAGAATATCCGCAGGGTGTTGGCATTTCGCCCCGAAGTAGCCCTGCTGATGCGCTCCTGCTCCGGAACGGGACTGTTTGGCTTGGTCCGTTTGGCTTATCCAGACCATCATAAAGAGCAGTTCAAGGCATTACTGCATGAATATGCTGCAATGGGTATCATGCTCGATGGCTCCTGCGGAAACATCGGACGCGTGCGCTTTGCCTCATGGGATGATCCTGCGCATATATATATTAATGAACGTGTGATACCATATACCAAACTGCCCAATAATGTACCTACACCAATGCCCGTGATAAACTATGCCAACACATATTTCAGTGGCAGTCATCCGACTGGTGTTGGCTATGGAGGCAATTATCCGCATAGCGGACAGGGCACCTACAGACGGGACACACCGGAAATCATCTATCGCAAAGCTTTGCGCCTTGTTGAGAAGATAGAGGCTCAAGGCATTGATATTTGTGCCGGAAAGGATGCTAATAGCGGTTATCTGGGTTGGGTGAAATGCGGCATGTCGCTTTACCATGTGGATAGAACGGCGGGTTATGATCTATGGAGAAGAGTTTCCCGCTTCCGTCCTGCTGACTCTACCTGCGGCCACAATGAGATGGATTTCCGCAAGCGATGGAACCAGTTCGCTAATTACAACAAGATTTCTGAGGCAACTTTCTTCGACTACTGCAAGCGGTCGGGCATCTTCCTCACCAGGGAAGACTGGAAAGAGATATATCAGAATACTTAGAAAGCGCCTCCGTTCCCAGCGATTCTATCGCTGGTCCAATAGCACGCCCTGAAAGGGCAGAAGCTCCTAGCCCAGGGCAACACCCTGGGTTTTAGAACAGATAAAAAAATACGCCCTGTAAGGGCAAAAGCTTTTTAATACATTTAAAGATATAAGATTATGGCAAAGAGAAAAGTTGAAATCCCGAAGGGGTCATGGCTCGACCAGAATGGTCAGCGATGGATGAAAGTAGTGTTTGATGTAATGATTGGGGGGTGTAAATTTCTCCGGCAGATAGTGATGACGTTCCCGGTGAACTTTGAAATTGCATTGGGAAAATACATGGTAGATATGGGCGATATGGACGATTTCAGAGACAGAGTAAATCAGCAATATCCTTCGCTGGAACGCCTGAGAAACCTCACGTTTTTCCCTATGGGAAATAAGATTTTGAGAGGATGAAATAAATTTATAAAACGATTCAGCAGAACCCTGAAAGTTAAAATTTATACTTTTTGTAAGTAGCTGATAATAAAGGCTTTACACTTTTGCGAAATTTTTGCGAGAGTCTTACGAGAGTCTTATGGATGTTTTGGGAATGTTTTGCGATTGTTTCGGTGTTGTTCGTTTATCCCTCTATTTATATATAAAAAACTTTACAAAATAAAAGATATGAAACAGAAGATTATTGCAATTATGGGTCCATCTGGAGCAGGCAAGGACACGGTGGCAAATATCCTTTCCATCGCCCTAAACATCCCCTTGCTTTGTTCATTCACCACCCGTCCCATGAGGGATGGCGAGGTAAATGGTAGAGAGCACTTTTTCGTGAAGGAGTGCAAGACTCCCAAGGAGGATATGCTTGCCTACACCGAATATGGTGGCTACGAGTATTGGACGGAACTCGCCCAGATAGAAGATACTGCCATCTACGTGATTGATGAAAGAGGTTTTCTGAGCATCTGTGAGCATTTTCCGGATATTGAACTGGTGAGTATTTATGTGGCTGCCAAGCCAGAAACGCTGAAGGCTCGCGGTATCGCTCCTGAAAGAACCAACCGTGATGAATATCGTGTATCGCTGGATATTAACTCCTTTGATTATATCATCAGCAATAATTCATCACTCTATCGCTTGCTGACTACTACGCTGAATTTAGTAAGGTGCATCAAAACTGACAATGGAGAAGTGCCGAAGTATGCAGCAGAGATAGAAGAGAAACTGAAAAAGGGAGGAATGATAGCTGAAAACGCTATCCGCATTTTCAGTTCCTTCTTTTAAAAGAAACCATCTGTTTTTTGATATATAAACATCAAATAAGAAACAATATGAAAATGATAATTCCTGGTGTTGAGTGGTGGCCTCAGAAGACCGGCACTCAACAGGTTGCACGAGTAGGCAGAATCTGCTACAAGAGCAAAGCCAAACAGCCTGATGAGAAACTTTCTGAAGAAAAGAAAGAGGAGTTTCGGGAAGTACAGGCAGCAAAGTTGGTTAACCATTTCTGGAAGAGCGGTCATCGCTCTATGCTCCGTCATGGTACCATCTATTTCTTCGTCAAGAATGACAACAAGCTGCCGAGGTCTCTCTGGTCTCTCCTCGTGGCTTCACCTTACATCAATTATGCGGTGAAGGATAAGAAGGTATGGATCAGCAGCAACATGCAGTTCCTTGCCGAGCATGACGAAATCCTCGACATCCTCGACTCATACGATGTGAAGGAAGATGAGTTCATCGAGAAGGCGCTGAAGTATGATTGCAAAAAGGCTCTCTATCTCCTCCGCATGACCATGGTTGTTACCACGCAAATCAGTACCAGCCGTGAGCTGAACCGCACATCGCCTAATAGCATCAGCGAACAGAGCACCCGCTATGTGAACCTGGAGAAGAAAGGTGGCGTACAGATTGCCCGTCCGCACTGGCTGCACGAGGGCACCCGCTGGCAGAAGTTCCTCTATCTTACCGGATGCAAGATAGCTGACTGGCTCTATCGCCGATTGCTGAAATCGGGCATGAAGCCGCAGGATGCCCGCGGCATTCTCCCTCTCGATACCTATACGGTGGTAGCCTATACCTATACCCTCAAGGAGTGGAAACATATCTTGGACCTCCGCTTCCATGATAGTACCGGCAAGGCGCATCCTAACGCCAAGGAGATAGGCTATCTGATTCATCGCATCATTACCGAGAGAATGATGGAATATGATAAGGACTTCGAGATTTAAAGGTAAAATCACTACTCGCTATCTCTAACGCTCATTATGGTAAATAGAGTATTTTGCCAATTAATGCTTGGCAATAAAAAGCAAAAAATAGCAATGGGAAATAAAAACAAGAAAAAACAACAGCAGCAACACCAGATGGAGGCATTGGCAAGGCGGGATGCTAAAATCCGTCAGCTCCCTACCATCTACACCTTCAACTTCAAGGACGTACCATCTGAAGTATACGCCAAAACCCTGGAGACAATCTTCGCTGATCCGAAGTTTGCCGATGCCGTGCAAAACCGCAACGAACTGGTACGTGCCGCCAACCGCATACCGCAGGGCGCGCCTCAGATGGCACCCCTCATCAAGGCTATCCAGGAAAAAGATAACAAACTGGCCAATGCCATCTATGCCCTGCTTGTGCAGGTAAATCTGCACAGTGAGATAACTTATGATTTCCTCAGTTTCGGTCATCTGTCACGCTACTACGTAGACTACAGCCAGCCGGGTATGCAGGAAAAGGTAGACCATCTGAACATTAATCTTGATAAGATCACGTTCCTCTCCGAAATGCTCGAAAACCTTCTTACCCAGGTGAAGGGCGATATGCTGGAAATCTTCAAAGGTGCCAGCGAGTTCCAGCAGTTTGATGGCGTAATGGCGAGCCTCCGTCAGTTGAGCGGTTTCTTCGATTTCGCCCGCAAGAAAGACGAGAAATCGAAAGATTACGCCCTCTACTATGAGTATGCCGACAGCATCAATAACTATATGGATAAGCGTATGCAGACCTATTCGCAGAAGTACCGCAAGCTGCATCCTACCCTTCCTGGTTTCACTCAGGAACAGATGGTAGAGGCCATCAATCTCTTCTTCGGTGAGAAAGATAAGTTCAATGAGAGCTTCATCGCCAAGACGGAATCAGGTGGCCGCTATATCGACGGCATGAAACTCATCCCTAATCTCAACGAGGAGCAGACTGCCAAGCTCGATAAGCTGGTACCGCGCCCGAAGGAAGGAAACAGCATGCAGAAATACTTCCTCTACATCACCGATGCCATCATGTTAAATTACCACCTTCGGCGGTAATTTTGAGTGTTGAATGTTGAATTTTGAGTTGCCTCACGGACTCAAGGGCGCTAGCCTAATTCAACATTCAACACTCAATATTCAACATTCATCAAACCATTCAACATTGTTTAAGATGCCAAATATCTATCTCCGTCTCCCAACCTCCCGCTGTCAGTTCTTCCGGCACCGCGACCCCAAGTTCACCCTGGCAAAGGATGAGCCGGTGGTGTTCAGCAACTACTCACATGAGCAGTTTATCATGCGCAATTCGCTTATCAGCGCCCCCGCGAAAAGCAGCCGTATCGACCTCGGCTGTTTCTCGCAGCAGCAGTGGTGCAATATGCTGTCGGGCAAGCACCCTGCAGGAGGTAAGGTAGTGATGCGCCGTGATGCCGGAAGCTGGCTCACTTTCCAGGAGGTGCAGCAGCTCAACGGCCGCCTTACCGACGGCAAGGGTTCACACGATGATTATCTCTGCATCCGCTTGCCGAGTGAGGTAGAAGTTGTCGATACCGTTTATCCGGTAAAGCCTACCTTTACACTAGATACGCACGGCATGAGGGCGTTGGCGGTATCACTCAACAACGATTTCAAGCGCAGTCTGGTAGAATGGGCACTCTCCACCTTCGACTTCTGTACCTCTAAAGGTATGGTTATCGCCCGCTCTCATAACGCTATGCTGGAGCGGTACTTAATGCGTTACGGCATAGAAGCCAGCGAGGAAGAGAAAGACGTATTGCGCCGCATCATCGGTAGGTGGTTCCGCACGGAGCACTGCTTCTTCAAGAGCTATTCCTGCGTGGATATGCAGTATAAAGATAGCCGTGATAAGCCTAACCGCATCGACGAAGTGCAGTGGCTATGATTTTACACCTTATATAATAGATGTTAATTCATATATAAACAAAAGTTAAATAATAGCTAAATCAAAGAAAAGTTATGAAATTACCTGATAGTTGCAGAGAGTTATTTCTTGACGGAGTAACCGATGCTTATTTTTATGCTGTACGGGAAAGCTCCGTTCCTATTCCCTTCAGCATACCGATGATATTGCAGATAACCGGCTGCCACTTTGCCGGCGAAGCACTCCATGTTGCCCTCAGCGAAGGCGACAATTACATCATATCCGATAGCATCACCGCCAAGCAGACTTCCTCAGAAGGTGGCAACGGTACCGTCTTCAAGTTCGAGATTACCGCAAATATCAGTGACGGAAAGGCGAATATACCGGAAATCATCAAAAAAATGCACAGAAAGGACTATTATATAGTCTTGCGTAAGCAGGATGACACGATTTATCTCTGCCATACGCTGCCTGGTACCTTCAGTATTACCGATTCCGTGACCGCTCAGAATGATGCTGAGACCCGCAGCATCACGGCTACCTGTCAGGCGATGTCAGAGTTTATTCCGATAACGATTGCTTAATCAATCATAAATTTATAGTACTTAATTATCTTCTAGTTTTGAAATCATATAATTCATAAGTATCGAAATTTTATATTTATATTAATTTTAGCCCTGCTGTCCGTGAGGATCGCAGGGTTTTTTGTTTTATCCGCTAGGCTAATTCAACATTCAACACTCAACATACAACCTTTATTTTGTCCCTATTTTCCGATGTATTCCCATTACCTTTGCCGTCAGAAATATTGAAAGGTCTTCTTTTGCTAAATAAGGTAAGGAGATTTGTATTCAGGATAACGATAACATACATTTATTTTTAAAAATTTATTACCCACATGAAAGGTCTTTATGAAATTCTGACCGAAAAGAAGTGGATGGTGAACCCCGATTTTGTGCATGGCATTCGCAAATCGATTGAGCAGAACCTAAATACTCATACAGTGTTTACCAAACCGGAAAAGACTTGTGGATTCGTCACTGCAGAGGATGAAAAAGGCAACACCTACTATCCGGAGGAATATCAGATTTCTGAAGATGGCAAGCAGGTGAAGGGTAACTATCAGCTCGACTATCCGGAAGAGGATGAGCGGGCGCAGAACTTCCCGTTCGTTTCGGTTCTCACTGTAGATGGTCCTATCACCCGGAATGGTGGATATTGCTCTTATGGTTCTATCGACCATCGCGATATGATGATGCGTGCAGCTGATCATCCGCTTTGCCGAGGTCATCTTTTTATCATCAATACTCCTGGCGGTTCGGCTTGGGCTAAGAACGATTATGCACTTGCTATCGACTATGCCCACTCCAAGGGTCAGAAGGCCATCGCCCTGGTAGATGGTATGTGTGACAGCGCAGGTATGTATCTCGCTTCTCTTTGCGATGAGCGATATTACATGAACCCGAAGGATGAAATTGGTTGTATCGGCGTGATGGCTGCCTTCTATACTTTGGCTAATGGCTCAAAGAATAAATACACAGATGAGACTTATCACGAGGAGTATGACCCGGAGTCATTCGACAAGAATAAGGCTTACCGTGACATCGCCAACAAGAACAACAGCAAGGAACTCGTAAAAGAGCTTGCCGAACTGGGTGTTGAGTTCAGAGCTGATGTAAAAAAGGCTTGCCCTAACGCAAAAGATGAGCATCTTCATGGAAAGATATTCAGTGCTGAAGACGTGAAGGGAATCCTTATGGACGACCAGTCTACCTTTATGGGTTGCGTTCAGCGCTGCTTCGCTCTCTACAACGGCACCGCCGAGCCTATCAACCGAGAGGCTTCTATCCAAAAGCCGGAACCGGAAGAGAACACCCCGGAAAGTCAACATTCAACATTCAACAATCAACATTTATCAAATAACCAAAATCAAATCAATATGGCAAATTATCCAAAAATCAACGCTGCTTGCGGTATGCAGGATGGTCAGCAGATTGAGGTAAAGGAGGAAGGCGCATTCATGAATGCACCACTGCTCGATACCCTCGAAGCTCATCTTACATCGCAGGAGCAGGCTGTGGCTGATGCAAAGCAGAAAGCCACCACAGCAGAGCAGAGTCTTGCTGACCTTCAGGCAAAGCACGACGCACTCGCCGAAACCATCGCCCAGAAGAACGAGGAGATTAAGAACCTGAAAGAGGCTGCGGCTAAGGCCGATGAGGACATCAAGGCCCTCAACGATGCAAAGGCAAAGGCTGATGAGGAGAAGGCAAAGGTAGATGAGGAGTTGAAGACTGCCCAGGCTTCACTCGCTACTGCCCAGCAGACCATCGCCGACAAGGATGCTCAGATTGCTGAGTTGAACGAGAACCCAGGCGAGGAGCCAGCACAGGGCGCAGCACCTCAGAACAACGGTGAAGGTGCAAAGGCTCAGAACCTCCGTGAGTTTGACCCATCGAAGTATAAGACCAATGCTGAGCGCAAGGCAGCTTTCGAGCGTTTTACTCGTGGCGAGGAGTAATCACTCCAGTATCAGGATAACACTAAGTATTCTGGTTAAAACATTCTTATTCATTTTTTAATTAGTAATTGAAATTATGGCAACACTTCCTAAAGATTTTATTGGCACTACTGCCTTGCAGCATGTAGCCGAGCAGGTAACTAAGGAAATCCTTATGGGTCCAGGTTACACCGATGCAGAGGAGATGGACCGCTTGAAGATTGACATCATCACTGGTATCCAGTTCAAGCGCACAACTCACATCTTGCTCCGTAAGGGCGGTACTACCCGTCGTAAGGATGTTCACACTAAAGTGAACAGCGAGGCGGGATTTTTGAAAGAACGTACAATCGTCTGCAAGCTTGCTTGGGACCATTATACCGATAACATCGATAAGTACTGTGAAACAGTATTCGGTACCGACGCACAGGGTCAGTACCCTCTCGCTACAGAGGCTGCTACCGCAATTCTCCGTAACTATGCCGACAACCTTACCGCTTGCTTGTGGAATGGTGACATCAGTCTTGATAAGGGTGACGAGAGCACTCCTGCTTCAGAGCAGGCTTTGGCTCTCTACGACGGTTTCCATACCTGTATCAAGCACGACATCGAGGCTGGCATCATCAGCGAGGCTAACGGAAACTTGATTCCTTGTGAGTCAATCGCAGAGCCTTCTGACAACAATGACTCTACCCCATACGACAACTTCTTGGCATGGCACATGAAGTGGGATGCCCGTCTGCGCAAGCAGAATACACTCGTTTATATGAGCGAGCAGACAGCCCAGTACATCGCTGCAGGTTACGCTAACAAGTTCCACGGCAACTTCAAGGTGGACTATGAGGTAGGCGGTAACTTCAAACTCCCAGGTCTCTCTCGTGTAACCATCTGCCCTATCGCAGACTTCGGTGAGGGCGATCGTATGTACGCTACCATCGAGAAGAACTTCGTTTATGGCGTTGATACACTTAGCAACCAGACTTACGTCGGTGTTAAGGTCGGCACTGACACAGATATGCGTGACGTGCAGTTCCAGATTCAGTCAATTCAGGGATCGTTGGCACCTCGCAATCCGTTCAAATACGCCTTTGCGATGTCAGACGGCAACCTTGCAACAGCAGAGTACGTAGCTGGTGACTACACCAATTCTAACCTTGTGGTAACAACCGCCATGGAGGATGCTTCTCCTGTTACCGATGGTAAGGTGAAGGTAAACGGTGAAGAGTACACTAAGCCAGTAGGCACAACTCCTAACCAGGTTATTACCCTGGAGGCAGAGGGCACTACCGATGTATTCTCTCACTGGAGCACTGGCAGCAAGGAGAAGAAAATTCAGTTCGCCGCCACCGGTATGAGCATGGGTATCACCGCCTTCTTCAACAAGAAGGGTTAACCCTCTCTCCTGCCTCCGTTCCCAGCGATTCCATCGCTGGTCCAACAGGCAAAAAGGCAGTCCTCTATAAATCCTCGGCGGCGGTCGCCTGACCTGTCGGAATATGGTTGCCGCCGCCATTTCGTTTAATCATCAAAAAGATACAATTATGGCAGAAAATGTAACATGCCCAGAGATCAAGGATATTCTCTCCGAGAACGAATGCTTGGAGAACTTCGGTGGTCTTGGCGTAAACGTATATGTCTTTATCAAGAGTGAGCTCGCTGCCCCTCTCTCACCAGAGGTAGGTAAGAACACCTATGCAGCGCTGACAGCTGCGTCCTTCAAGAAAGGTAAGGGTCTCTACAAGTTTGAGTGCCAGGATGGCGGTCAGGGTCACACCTGGGAAAACTTGGGCTTCAGAAAGGGCTTTAAGCAGACTTTGGACTACGTGCTTGAGAGCGTAAGTGCTGATTCTGCGTATGTGGCTCGTGGTCTCAATAACCTCAAGTGTGGTTACATCATCGAGGATGGTGATAAATCAATCATCATTTACGACAAACAGCACGACTTCAAGTATGACTCTGGTAATATTAAAGGAGACACGGGCAAAAAACCAGAAGATGATCGTGTAGTCACACTGAGCGGTTCCCTCAGTCCGACAACATTTGGCCGTTATGAGATTGCTACACCAGAAAGTGGCTGGGATTCTCTCTGCAACGGTGTAGGCACATCGGGGGAAGTGTAAGCGGAACTGACAAGAGCGATACCAATTCCGCTTCACAGCAGTCATCTAAGCGGAGCAAGCAGGTAGCATCTGTCAATGATGAAACCTCTACGCTCGGCGAAAACGATGAATAATCGCTCACCCTATCCAATGCGTTTCCATTGGCAATTTACTCTATAAATCAAAGCCTCGGTATTGATCCTTAACAAGATAAGGCAAGATACCGGGGCTTTTCGCATTTAAAACTGCACATATCTTTCATTTTTTAATATCTTATCCCATAATTAGATTTTTTTATGCAAGATGCGTCTCCGTATAGAATATTTTTCTTATTTTTGCAGCATGAAATTTTAATATATATAATGTAACTAAAAGAGTAAAAGATTATGGAACTAAGACATTTACGTTCGTTTGCGTATGTGGCAGAGACGCTTTCTTTCAGCATCGCCGCCACCCGATGCTTTGTCACCCAATCAGCCATCAGTCAGCACATCAAGGCTCTGGAGGACGAACTGGGCTGCAAGCTGCTGATACGTACATCGCACAGCATCATGCTCACCGAGAACGGAGAGGCACTTCTGCCACGTGCCAAGGAAATACTGAAGTTGACGGAAGACTGCAAGGAGCATATCAATGCACTCAACAACTGCATGACCGGAGAACTGCGCATCGGTGTCGGTTCCTTTATCGCCCCATATATCCGTGTGGCTGCACTTATATTCATGGAGCGATACCCTAACGTAAGAGTGAATGCCGAATTTTCCAAGGCAACGAGTCTGAACCGCCTGTTGAGAGACCACATGCTGGATCTCGCTTTTACGATGAACGAAGCCTATACCAACGAGGGTATCGAGAGCCAGCCCTGCATCCCATTCAGTATTTGCGCCATCATGAGAAACACACACCCTCTTGCCAGAAAAGATAAGGTAACATACGATGACCTGCTGAAGCACGGCATCATCATGCCCGATGTAGGCGAACGTGTTTTCAACACTTTTCAGCAATATTTGCAGAACGATCTCACCCAATTAAGCGTAAAGTGTATCGTCAGCGACCCAGACGAAGACCTTGCCATCATAGAAGATACTCACCTGGTTACTTTTATGCCGAAGCTGTATCTGAAGAATCACCCTACCCTTATAGCTCGTCCTATCCATGGCATAGGAGAAGAACTGATGAACAATGCCCACTGGATGAAGGATGTACCTATGAAGCGTTCGGCACAACTCTTCCTCGACATTATCAGGGACGAAGCCATCCCGTATATCAAGGCTTTGGAAGAAACCATGTAGTTTAGTACCAAAGTACATTTGTACTTCTGCACGTTTGTACTTTTTCTTATTCGTCTATAAGTGTTCCTGCTTCATGATTTATCCGCAAGAACATCTAATGAAAATCACTTTTCTGTTTACTTCATTCATGTTACCTTTGCATACGATTCCGATATTGGAAGAATTTAAATACAAAAAACTATGCAGGTAAAAACGAATGATGGCAACTATGATGTTGCCAGCAAGGGATTGGGTAATACCGCCCTTGGACTTGGTATCGCAGGTTTGGCTACCAGTTTGCTGGGTGGCGGTGCATCCTTGTTTAACCTCGGTAGAGGTAACAATGGCATGACTGCCAATCCGAGTGATCCGGATGCACGCTTTGTAACCAAGAGTGAGACCAACCTTATTCAGGAGAACTCTACATTGAAGACGGAACTTGCTATCCAGAAGAGTGAGAACTATACCGACAAGAAGATGGTAGATGTTACTCAGTATCTTGACGGTAAGATTCGTCAGCTCGAAAACAAGGTAGATGCCAATAAGGATGCACAGCAGGCGGTCAACGCAGAGCAGATGGCATACAATGCCGCTGCCAACGCCAACATCGACGTGCTGAAATCGCAGGTAGCTTCACTTTCGAGTGTTACCAAGCTGATGATTCCATCGGGCAATGTTTGTCAGATGGGATGCGGATGCGCTTGTAATCAGTAACCGTATTTTCGGATAAAAGGAAGAAACGATATGGATTACAAGAACTCGCAAATCCTGGCAGCGGTGGTGTCCGAATGGGCACGCCCTGCCATCTCTCAGATAGCGGCTGGCAATCTGATGCACTTGCCTATGCTCCAGTCTCTCCAGGCTACCATCGGCAGCATGGGACTGGTGAGTGGCAACTATTCTCTGCAAGCCGATATAGAACCGATGATTCAGCCTGTGGTTAATGCGCTTGTCACTCCGATGCTCGCCAAGTATTTCGGGAACATTCCCGAAGAGAGCATTCCGCAGATGGCGCACGATGTGGTAGAGCAGCTTCGCTACAAAGGACCGCTCTCTATCCTGGAGGGTGTTATAACCTTTGACGAGGAAGATCTTGACGAACTCGCCGACCTTCTTCAGAAGAACCTTCCGGTAGAGAAGACCCAGGGCTATCAGGTGAAACATTAATGCGGCGGTGAAGTCGTCGCTCTATTAAAACAGAAAAGACTATGAATAAAAGAACAATTCCAGCCTGCATCATGGCTACGCTTGCAGTAGGTGCAACCGCCACTGCTCCATATTATGATGTAAATATCACGCAGCAGCTCTGTGCTCCTTCATGCGTGGATGAGACTCCGGTTTTCACCCCTCAGTTCTCAGTAAAGAGTATTGACAACGTGGGTACTTCGCAATATCTCATAACGATTCATGTAGAAGGTGTTATCAGTTACGTGCCTTGCAACTGTGGCTCCTGCTGCACCCGCTCACAGGTAGTAAGTCAGGATTTCACCATTCCTGTCTTCTCTGCTACGGCAATCACGAATGTTACCACCTCTCTTGGCAGCGTGAAAAACCGTCTTGTCAAGGTAGCCTGCTGCTCCTGCAGCAAGACTTTCGTGTGCGATGCTCCTTTAACACTCACCATCGCATGACTATCCACCAACAAAAGGAAAGGTAAAAGACGATGAAGTATATTCAGTTAATAGATCAAGCCCGCGCTCACGGCGTGGCTACCGAGAAGAAGATGATGGAGGCGATGGAGCATTTGAGCTGCGACCTCGCCTCCCTGGAGGAAACAAATCCGGAATTGTACTGGTGCATCCTCCGTCACCAGCACGCAGTGTTCTATGATCGTCATTACAGCGAGAAAATGGCCAACCATGATGTCTGCCATCTTGTGTATAGCAAGAAAGGCGAGAATGGCGAATTGGTAGGAACTGGTGCACACTGGACCAAATCGCAGATAGTGAATGCCACCAAGGGCATGAAGTTCCATGATAAGGTGAACGATTGGGATAAGTATGTTGCCTTCAATGCCATGTACGCTGACCTGTGCAGCGATATGACAGAAGATGAAATCATCAAGGCAGCTTATCTCTTCTACTTCCAGGATGTAGACTGGCAACCAGAAGAAGACGATTGTACCAAGATATGGGACTATATGTCCGCTCACGCTATGATGTAGTTTGTTTTGAAATAGGTGATATGGATTTCGCACTAGCGAGTGCAAGTATTAAAAGTAAAAAGATTGGGATAACATTTTTTGAAGCCTCTTTGCGCCTACAAAAGCCGCAGGGAGGCTTTCTTTGTCCCCTCGAATAAAATCGAAACCCCTATCTTTGCCCTCAGAAGAAATAAAAACGATAAAACAGAAAAGATATGGCAAAGATTCAACCTCTTGCAGATTTCATCCTCTCCTTTGAAGGAGGTTACGTCAACCACCCCAATGATAAGGGCGGTCCTACCAACATGGGCGTAACATTGAAAACCTGGCAAACCCAAGGTTACGACAAGAACCATGATGGCCGCATAGACGCAAAGGACGTGAAGCTTATCACAAAAGCCGATGCTATCTCCATCCTTCGCCGTTGCTACTGGAACCGATGGAAAGCCGATGGCATCAAAGACCAGAGCATCGCCAACATCCTGGTAGATTGGGTCTGGAGCAGTGGTACCCCAGGCGTAACCCTCGTGCAAGCTATGCTGGGCGTAAGAGCCGATGGTATCGTGGGCAACAAAACCCTCAAGGCGCTCAACAGTCAGAGCCCTAAGCAGTTCTTCGAGCGCATCAAGGCACGCCGCAAGCAGTATATCCTCGGCATCATCGCCAAGCACCCTAGCCAGCAGGTCTTCGAGGCAGGTTGGCTCCGTCGCATCAATGCGATCAATTACGGCAGTCTCATCGCCAATGGCGGCAAGAAAATAAGTTTTTAACAAATAAATAAAGTAAAAAAAATGGCTTCTTACAATGGAAATGTTGACCTTTTGTCTCTGAATGGAGCAAAGGTCTTAGTAGGTATCGATGAGAAGAATGTAAAGCGTCCTTATGTTTGCATTCCTCTGGATGTAAACGAAATTCGAATAGAGACATATCAAAAAGATAATGTTAACAGACAGGTGGCTAAGTTGAGAGTTCACATCGAACCTTTTAAAGATTCGTACAAGAATAAGATTCGACAGAGTAATATCGAGCGTGGCGACACCGAAAAAAGTGTGCCTACCCACGAAATGCAAATATCATTCTCCACCGAGTACGTCCAGGCAGTAGCCAAAGCATTCCCGAAACTCGTAGAACAGGTAAAGGAGTATAGTAAGGAGAAAGACCCTGACATCGTAAATCAGGATTTCAACGACGAGAACTCTCACCTCTTCAAGGCAATCCGTACTCGCATGAATAAGCGCATTGCCAGTCTCTATCAGCCACAGACCGCTACCCAGCAGCAGACGTACCCCCAGCAAGTCTACGGAGCCGCCGGCAATGCTACCGCCTATGTACCGCCAGCAGATGGAGGCAATGATTATTCATCAATGCCAGGTTACGATGATCCGAACAGCGACCTGCCGTTCTAAAGGTTTTATTGAATGTTGAATGTTGAGTGTTGATTTAGGCTAGCGCCCTTGAGTCCGTGAGGCAACTCAACATTCAACAATCAACATTAAATTTAACGCTTATGCAAGAACAAATAAATCTTACAATTCCGAAGGGTTGGAACCAATGTACTCCCTCCCAGTTGGAAGCCCTCGCTGCCATCATGCAGGAGCAGATAGCCAAAGTAGACCGCTATCACCCTTTTGATATGCAGAAGGTGAAAATAGCCGTCTTCTTTCTTTTTGCCGGGATAAGCATCAATGCCTATCCCGACCCCCGCCAGCCTATCAATGAGCAGCACTACCTGGTAAGCATAGAGCCGCAGAAGAAGAGCCTTCTGAAGAAGCTCCTCTCCCTCTGCGCCCCCGTCCCCAGCGATTCTATCGCTGGTCAACCCCAGAGTAGCCATTTTCCCCTCTACCTCTGGCAGCTCAACTATTGGCTCTCCCCGAAAGCCAAGACCGATGATAAGACCTCCCCTGAGTATATCGCCCAGGGCGCAGGTCTTCTCGACTGGCTGGATGCAGATAGCGGTAATTTCCTCACCCGCTTCCCCTATCCGATTATCGGACAGAAAGCCAAGTGGTATCGTCGCGCAAAAGCCTTCCGTGGTCCGAATCCCGACCTCGATGGTTTCTCCTGGCAGCAATACCGTTTCGCTAGCGATATGATGCAGACCTATACCAAGTTAAGCAACAACCTGGTCAAGATGAAGCAGATGAATAAGTTCACCGAGGAACAACTCCAGATGCAAGCTCAGAGTGTAGCAAGTGCAAGAAACATGTTCCTTGCCACCATCTTTAACACCACCACCCAGTACGTCGATCCGACAACAGGCATCACGAAGTACGATTTTCATTATGAGTCGAAGCAGTTCACCGAGAACGCAGGTTATTTTGTCAAATACCCGGAAGCAAACTGGCAGGTCATCCTCTTCTGGTGGAGCGGCATCATGCACACCCTAGCCCATCGCTACCCTCACGTTTTTAAGGTGCAGAAGGTAGATAATAAAAAGCCGCAAACCCCGATGGAAATCTACACAGCCACCACCGCCACGATGCAGAAGTATGCCGGCTTAACGGAAGACCAGGTCAACACCCAATCCTATTCTCTCGTTCTCGAACACTTAGAGAGATTATCAAAAGAGAATGAAGAAATGGAAAAGATGAGGAGAAGCAAATGATAGATGTTAAGGCATCTGTACATCCTTTGAGTCATAAGCAGGAATGGAAGAAATGGGGGGGGCTCCTGCACTCAGAGCCACCGATTACAAATGCCCACACTGCATAAGGATAGAGTATGAATAACCATCGTTTTTACCAATATCCACGAGGCGAGAATAAGGGCGGTATTCTAGATACAGATCTCTGCCCTACCATTACCATTAATTCGTGGGAGCAGAACGTTTTTCTGATAAAGAAATATGAATAATAAAAATCAACCTCAATACAAGCGAGGCACGATTATCAAGAACGGAAAGCGGTATGGTTTTTATCCCGATGGTTCTCTCTATCGGATATACTCCACCTCTGACCGTCCGTTTCTTGAAATCGTGGATATAGAAGGTAAGACCTTTCTGCGCATCCGTCAGGCAACAGAGCAAGGTTATACCGATTGTCCTGCACCAGGTGCAGCCGATTTAAGTTACCCCACTTCTGCCCTAAGACGTAGCCGCACAGTAGGGGGGTAAATTGGTAAATGCACTCACGGCTGCAAGCAGCAATCCGTTTGTGTTTGTGGAATTATAAAACAATAAGATTATGGAAAGAAACAACAGACTGCCTAACGTGATATTCATGTCACCAAAGGCTCTTGAAATGATAGAAAGTCAGACAACAGAAGATGTAGTTTGTCTTGAGAATGAAGAAAGTGGCATAAGCATCAAAAATGCGTCTTTTTGTGATGCCGACACGGATGAAACAGCAGAATATCGCAACATTGTTCAACTGTAGCACCCAGCCAGAGAGAAACCGCATTGCATAGGGTCGCTTCTTTGTTGGCGACGCAATGGCACTCATTTTGTGCATGAACATTTCTCCCACGACGAACAGAATTGGCGAATGTTCATTAGCGAAAACGACGTGCAGCGTTATTGTTATATTGCCAACTTGGAGCCTGACTCGTTCTTTTGATTTGTATATGGTTAGACAACAGCCTTTGAATGTTTGTATGGGTGGGGTGTCCGTAACACTAAATACTCGATACGAACGTTTGTGTGTAGAGCATTTGATGTCTTTGGCTCATTTCCCAAGGACAGGAGTATTCATTGAGTATGATTAAAGATTTATGAGTCATAATACATTAAAAATAGAGAAGGATAAATTCAGAGAACACTCTGTAATTTTATCTCGTTCAACCGTAAGTGATACGGTTGTAATTAAGTGTGGTTCAAAAAGCGTGTGTTTTGAGCAAGACGAATTTAAAGCGCTGGCACATCTCATGTGCTACGATTTCTATACACGAGGTATGATCGAGGAAGCTCAAGAACATAGCCGGAATGATGTTCGTCCATACGATATATATTCTACTTACGATATAGAAGGTTACGACGAGAAGATTAATTGGGATTTGGCTGTAGAAAATAACAGCAAATAAAATTTTCCAAGGACAGGAGTCTTCATTGAGTATGATTAAAGATTTATAGAGCAAAAACAAAAATGATAACAAAATTCAATTTCAAGGATAAGACCATTAAGTCTTATGCCATCCGAAAGCTGACACCTTTCGAGTGTTTCCGATTGATGGGTGTGCGAGATGATGTAATCCGCACGATGCAGAGTACCAATGCCGAGGCAGCCGAGCGTGTGCCCGGCTATAAGAGCAAAGGGAAGGCAGAAGATATGGCAGTATCAGCCAGTCAGCAATACAAGCAAGCTGGAAATTCTATCGTGGTAGATGTGCTCGCAGCCATCTATCAGCAACTCTGGTACCCGAAAGAGCCAAAGCGTGAGACACAAACCTCTTTCTTTGCCGATTTCTTCCCAGAAGACCAACTGCCGACCTATCCGGTAGATAAGAACCATGGTGAAAAACTTATTCTCACCACCTTCTCCGGTTACGACTCGCAGTTGATGGCAGCCGATGTCCTCGCCCAGCAGCATCCTGATTTCCACTGGACGTGCGTAGGCTGGAGCGATATAGACAAGTATGCCTGTCAGATGCACGACCTTATCTTTCCGCAGTTTGCTGACAAAGCCTTGGGCGATATAACCAAAATCGACTGGCAACAGGTAAAGAATAATGTGGGGGGCAAGAAATCGACCTCTTTACCTATTCCTCACCTTGTCAGGATATATCGCAAGCCGGCAAGCAGATGGGGTTGAAGGAAGGTTCCGATACCCGCTCGGCATTATTATGGCGAGTAGCCGATGCCGTGGAGGTATTGCGTCCGAAGTATCTGCTTCAAGAGAATGTGGCAGCCCTGGTAAGCGAAAAGTTTATGCCAGATTTTCAGAAGTGGCTTGATAAACTTTCTTCTCTCGGCTACGTAAGCCGATGGGCAAGACTCAATGCCAAAGACTATGGTGTTCCGCAGAACCGCGACCGAGTTTTCTGCCTCTCAATGAGAAAAGATGTAGCCTTCGATTACCAGTTTCCCGACCCAGTTCCGCTGAAAAGAAAGCTGGAAGATGTGTTGCAGGAAGAAGTAGATACAAGGTTCTTCCTGAAAGACGAAGCCGTCAGCAAGTTCCTTCAGGCGAACGACAAAGACACCTGCGTCTTCCATCAGTTTGAGATAGAGCCGAGCCATGAGAATGCGATGGCATTAAAAGCCATCCTCACCCTCTTCACGAAAGAGTCGCATCTTTGGTACCACACTCCGAAAGAGATGCAGGAAAAGCTTTCTTCCATCCATACCGACGTAATGACGTTGTTCAACGATTGGAAAGAAAACGGCAAGTTCTCAAATCCTAAGTTGGAAAGTATGTATCATAAGTTTTTGGAGAAAAAATGATTTACAGTCTTACCCATGTTGCAAAACCTTCGCCTATGATTAGGGGAGGGTATTTGCAGGCAGTAAACGTAACAGACGGAGAATGTGCAGCCACCTTAAAAACTCGCTATGAGTCGATAGGTCCCACCAATATCTTAACGCTTGCACATTATCCCATGACAGTAGTGTTATATGAATACGAATAATACGATAGACAAAATAGGCAACATTTACTTTAATGAATGGAAGTCCGTTTTTGATGGTAATATCTATGGCGTGAAAGGTATATACCCAACCATTACTCTATCCAACAATACGAGTGGGGTACTGTTAGAGTATGCTTAAAAAGAACGCACGTCTGGAGCGTATGTATCAGCGCGGTTTCCGTCCTTCTCACGCCCTATGGGTCGATACCTACAACAAACAATATGGCAAAGATGTTATCTATACCGTTTTAGCTGGTATCAGTAGCAGAAATCATTATTACGTAGCAGTAGAACTATGAATAGTAATCGTCCTATTATCCTCGGCTCTTATAGTCCATCCCAAAATGGCATTATCGTGCATCCAAAAGGTATTGCCCTATGCCTTTGTGGGGGGGGCAAAGGGCACGATGTAGATAAACCGAAAATATTATTAGAGTATGAATAAGGTTATAATAGATAAAGGCAGCATTCCTCCTTCTGAAGAGAAAGAGGATGATCATAATGATATGCCACCCTTCGTATTGATAGAATATGATTAAGATATTAGCCATTCACGAGGCAAGAACAGAGCACGCCAAGGAAGTACGCAAGCAGACTGGCACCAACGATTATCGTGATAAAGCCATCTTCTTTCGTGACAGCTTCCTGATGCAGTGTATCGGTACCTTCCATACAAAAGATAATCTTCTTGCCTTCAGATATGAATAAAGAAAAGTTATGAACGAAATACATACGATAGTAGTAGGTATGCTGAATACGCCTCCGTTTGATAAGCGTTTCGAGCTGGCAAAACGAGTGTATGCTGTAAAAGGCATAGCACCTGCTTGTAATACATGTGGGGGTGGTGGACTTCAGCCCAAGATATTTGTGGAGTATGATTAGGCAAGCAATTATTACCCACTATCAAACCGAGGAAGCGAAGGCATATCGTAAGATACACGGCGACAGAGGCGGTTGCCGTTATCAGGATAAATACCATCGTCCAAGCCCATCCCCCTGGAGTAACTGCATTTCCACCGTAACAAAAGATAATCTTTTATGGCAGCAATACGAATAAGAACCTGCGCAAGCAGAGGCAGAGCAGATGGAGATTGGTATTCCAATCCTCACTCCCAAAGGTTAGAAATCGGGGTGGGTATCAGTAACGCCATCTCCTCCATCGCCAAGGATTTCATGATCATTATCAATTATGAATAAAAAGAGGAGCCTCCGTTCCCAGCGATTCTATCGCTGGTCCCCTCCCCCTCTTTGTCCCCACTAAAACTATAAAAAGCCCTAACTTTACACTCAGAAACAAGAGAAATAGGTGTGCGTATATCGCCACCCTTCTCTATTTCCATCACATTCAGGATAACATATAAAAAGAAACGCAAAATGGCAAGCAAAAACAAAAACAGAGTAACTACCCTGCAGCAGCTCCAAAATCGTAGTGAGGAGCTGAAAGATGCAGGCTATGTAGCCGTTCGCCCGGATGCCTTTACACCGCTTAAAAATGGCGGCGGTAAAGTCTTCTCCTGGAACGACTACGTCCACAGCATGCTCCTTACCACAGCCGGTATGTCGGCAAGCGGTGGCGACGCAAGCGGTTCTGCAGCACGTCAGCAAGTCTCCACTATCTTTGCATCAAGTGGCGGCGAGAACCTGGGCAAACCAAAAGGCGTAGGTACCGAAGGCTTAGGCTTTATGGAATGGGGTATAGCCAACCGACTTCCAAACCTTATCTGGATGCTCTCCCGCATGTCGCCTTTTACCGCAGCAGGAGTAGATTACATCAAGAAGATACTGGTAGGTCGTGGTCCCGCAGCCAAATATCACTACACCCAGTATGTAGGCGGGAACATCACGGAGAAATATATCCCCTACGAGAGTGCAGGAGTCCTGCTCCGTGGTCAGATAGCTGACCTGAAAGCCAAGGAAGAGGCGGCCGCCGAAGCCAAGCGCCAGAACGAGCAGCAGAACCAGAACGAACAGTCTCAGCAGGAGGAGTCACCGTTCTATGCGGTTCAATCTCAGGTCTTATCCTCCGATGAAGGGGAAAGCGAGGAGATGAAATCTCTGAAAGAAGCTCTCCGCAAATGGGAAGAAACCAATGCCCAGCTTCGTGATTTCCTGGAAAACAACGATCTAATGCAGACCTTTCTCGACCTGGCAGGCGATATGGCTTTGATGTCACAATGCTTTGTAGAGCTCCAGCTCAATCAGCGTTCCCTCGACGAGAACGGCAAGGCTGTTCCTACTGCCCAGTGGACCCCAAAGGTGATCGGTCTGAAGCATCGCAGCATCTTCACTACCCGACTGGAGCGCATGGACGAAAACTACCGCATCAACTATGCCTACGTCAGCAACCAATGGCTCGACCCAACCCAATACGTCGGTGTGCAGAAAGAGGAAGACCGCAAGATAGCCGCTATCCCTTATCTCCCTACTACATCAGCCGTGAAGGATTTGCAGCGCAAGATACGCGAGGCACGTCAGAAGAACGTAAGCCGCAAGAAACGCCCTACCCGCTTCATCATGTCGCCAAGAGATTTCGGCGGCCCCTACTATGCCGATGCCCTTTGGCACTCTATCTTTGCCGGCAGCATCTTCGAGTATGCTTTCACCATCGTAGATGACCGCCTTACCCGAAAGCGCAACAGCAACATCATCGGTAGAGTTATCTATATCCATCAGGACTATATCAGCAGGCTCTATCAGCAGCAGGGTGAGAAGAAAAAGAAAACCCAGGGCGAGATTCAGAACGAAATCTTTACCTCTATCAACACATGGCTCGCCAACCCCGATAATGCAGGTCAGGCGCTCATTTCCTCTGCCTTCACGGGCAGCGATGGGAAAGAGCACAAAGCTTGGGAAATCGTAGAAATCGAAACCAAGGCAAATGATCAGGCGAATGCTGATAAGACCGAGTTGCAGGAAATAAGCAGTATTATCTTCTTTGCCATGGGTCTTGATGCAAAGCTCATTGGTAATACTCCTGGCGATACGGCATCATCGGGCGGTACAGACCTGAGAGAGCGCTTCCTGGTCAAGCAAATCCAGTTTGCTCCTTTACAGCAGTTGATGATACGCCCGCTGGAAGTTTTGAGCCGCTTCAACGATTGGGATGAGCACCTGGTATGGCTGATAGATAGAGAGGTATTGACTACCCTCGATAACTCGAAGACCGGAGTGGCGAAACAGGGGCAGGAATAATGTTGAATTTTGAGTGTTGAATGTTGAATTAGGCATACGCCATCGAGTCCGTGAGGCAATTCAACATTCAACATTCAACAATCAACATTAAAATAAACATTCAACATTCAACACTCAACATTAAAAAGATATGATACTCTTCACGAATCAAGAACTCAGGCTTCACCTCCCCAGCAATGCCGTGGACGATGTAGCCAACCTGCAGGGTATGCTCGACAATAGCGAAAAGGACTTTTTGAAACCTCGCCTGGGAGCATCCCTATACGACCGTCTCAGCAAGCAGTATGCGAGCATAGAACCCTCAGTCTTCTGCGATGCTGTCGGTGATGGTACCTACGTCAACGACCCATGGAATGAGCTTCTGCTTTATGCGCAGCGCATGATTGTGAATGATGCGATGGCACAGAACATCGAGAAGCAAGCCCTTTCTGTGAATGGCTCCGGCATCAACGTAGCTTCCAGCAACGACTATGCCGTAGCCACCGACAAGCAGATTGCTCAAGGCAAGGAAAGCTATCGCCAGTCTGCCATGACCTCGCTCAATAACCTGCTTTCCCTCTTGGAGGGATGGGCAAAGGAAGTGAACACTCCTATGCTTATCGATACAGCGGTCGATGGTGCAGAAGGCAGCACCCCTTCAGATGGCAGTAACCAGGGTTCCTCATCTGAAGGAACAGATGAAGGAACCGATAGTGGCAAAGATGATGCAGCCGAAACCGAGAAGAAGCAGCATGAGGCGATAGAGGAAATCGTAACCCTCTGGCAGGAAAGTAAGTACTACTACTACCATCGTGATTTGCTTTTCCCTACTTGCGAGTCTTTGCAGCCGTATCTCGATATTTACGGCAACAGAGATAAGTTTGTGCGTCTCATCCCCGATATGCTTTTCATTCAGAGTGAATATCTGGAAGAAGCTTTTGGCGAAGACTTCATTCCTCGCCTCCTGCAAGCCGATGAGAACGACAAGATGCTGAAGAAGGCACGTCAGCTTGTAGCTGCCTATCTCAAGGAGCGTACATCAGTTATCAATTTTGATAAGTTGACCCGCTCCACAGCGCACAATGATGCCATCACCGTAAGGGAAAGCATTCATCGGTTGCTGAAGAAAGAGGAAGCCGAGAAGCAAGCCAAACTCGATGCAGCCAAAGCGGAAAACGCATCAGAAGGAAGCACCCCTTCCTCATCTACGAGTAACGCCTCCAGTGCTTCATCATCGGATAGCATGGACGGCAGCGAAGGTTACGACAACAACCAAAAAGGTTCTCGTATCTTCGTCACGCCAATACTATGTTAAATGTTGAGTGTTGAATGTTGAATGTTGAATTAGGCTAGCGTTTTTGAGCCTCCGTTCCAAGCGATTCTATCGCTGGTCCCGTCTTAATCGAGAACACCAACTCAACATTCAACATTCAACACTCAACATTAAATTCAATATTCTTAATTTTCAAATAAATAACAACAACAAGGATTTATGGAAAATTTATCTTTACAGGAAATCATCAGCATCTTGAAGCCAGCTATCGGCGCAAGAATGCTTACCCAGGAACAGAAGGATGCTTATGAGCAGGGATTGTCTCTCCTGGAAGGTGCAAGTAACGCACGCTCATTTATCGAAAACTCACGTAAGTTTAAAGATTATCATCGCCGTACCCGACAGATGATCGCCTATCTCAACAGCTACAGCAACTCTCAAGCTAACGCTGCATCATCTGCTACCGACAAGCGACGTGTTGGCCGACCTACCAAGCAGGAACAGATTGAGTATGCCGAACTTCAGAAAAAGAAAGCCCTGGAAGAGGCGAAGCAGTCTCTCTTCCCTATGCTGAAACCGGACACCACCATGCAGCCGCTTACCTATAATGGTATCGTAGCCAACCCTAACGGCGAAAGTATCGCTGCCACCATGCCCAACCTGATGCAGTTGCGTCCGTTCCTCTCTACTGCCCTTCAGGAGCAGGTGAACACCGTGCGTGACCTCCGTAGCGAAATGGCAAGCAAGGCAGAACAGGCTAAGACCAGGGCTGAAGCCAACGAGAAAGCCATCTCTCAAGGCAAAAGTGCCGTCTACACCGAGGATGAGATTGCCGCTCTCGCCACAAGAGCCGTAGAAATCGAAAGCGATATTCTTCCGGAAATCTTCAAGGCAGTAGATAGAGAGATGGGCGAATGCTATCTGCGACTGAGCGAGAAGACCGGAGACCCTGAGTATATCGCCTACGTAAAGAAAACCTTTACCGTGGACCCTCAGACCCTCCGTACCCAGTTTAAGCCATTCTATGAGAAGGCACAATCCCGCGACCCTCGTTTTGCCGAGCAGGTAGCCGAGAAAATTGCCAACGACCGTCCGGAAGTAAAGGCAGCACGCGATGCAGCCGCCAAGCACAAAGCAGAAGCCGATGCTCTCATCAAGTATATCCTTCGTAAGGATAAGCCATCTACCCAGACGAGAGTGAAAGGTATCAAGGAGCGCATAGACAAACTTCGCCAGGATTTCTCTGACATCGTGACCGAAGAGGAGCTTTCCGGCTATGAAGCTATTCTCACCAAAACTATAGAAGAAGTACAAGAGGATCCCGAAGCGTAGCGCTATGCGTAATGTTGAATGTTGAGTGTTGAATGTTGAATTAGGCATACGCCCTTGCGTCCGCTAGGCTAATTTAACATTCAACACTCAACATTCAACATTTTTATGTCCCCCCTAATAAGAAAAAACCTCCTATCTTTGCCCTATAAACAAAGAAGAAAAGCAAAATGACAAAGAATAAAGAAACCCCAGAACAGCGCACGCAGCGGTTTAAGACTCTTTGCGTCCATATCCTTGCCCAGAGTGGCAACTGCCAGGAATCGCAGCATGCTTTCAAGAGCACGCAGAGTATTCCGGAAATGTGCGAGGCATGGCGCAAATACTGGCATGGCTTAATCACCGAGGTACCGCAGCAGGTAATCGATGCCTTCAAAGCCGTATATCCGGAGTTTAAATCAGATATTAACAAGGGCGGTATTTTCTATAATGAAGATTCGCCCACCGGTACCGTCCTTGTAGGCGATACAGACGAGGAAATCCACCTCTACTCCTCCCGAAAGATATACGTCTTAGGCAAGGCACACGTTATCCTCCATAATGCGGCTACCGCCCTCGTGATGAACGAAGGCTGCAAGGTAGAACTCCTGGATGGCAGCAAGGCAACCATCAAGGCAGGTTACGGCATCGCCCGAAACTATGCCCACCTGGTAACGGGAAACGAGGCAGAAAGCTACGACCAGAGTGTAGTCTTCATCACCGATGGCACCCTTCACGACCATGGGCATCAGAAAATCAATGCTTTTGGTACGGCAACCATTGATACCTTCACCAATCGCCTCATAGATTTATACGATAACGCTAAAATAGAAATCAGAAAATGAACTCACATCTTACGATATTGATAAACGACAAGCCGGTAGCTTTGCCCGATGATTTCTCAATAGATATTGAGGACCAGAACCCCGTTTTCAACGATACGGAAATGTTCTCCTATCCTTTCTCTATTCCGCTGGACGGCAACCGATGGCTGGTAAAGAACATCGAAGATATTCATGCCGCCATGAAAGCCGTGAACATGGAGCACCTGCCTACTCGCATTCATGCCGACGGACTGCCATTCCGTAGCGGTACCTTGGTCATGCAGGACGATGAGGAAATAACCAATTCACTCTCTATGAACATCGATGCCAGCACGCAGAGTTTCAGCGAGCTAATCAGCGACCTGCAATGCCGTGATATTCCGGTGAAGGACCAGATTATCATCGGTGAGAAAATCGGTAATGTGAGGGTGGATATAGAGAGCGACCCTGTGGTAAAGGTAAATGTTTTTGTTACCGGAGGTAAGCATAAGGATGATAAGACGGAAAACCACGAAATCAGAGCCGCCCACGTAAGCGTAAGCAAGGTTCTCGAACCGCAAGCACTCGGTTTCTCTTATCCTGCCAGTTGTAAGGAATATACAAGCACATCTACCCAGCATTATAAAGGTGATGCGTATAAGCTCTCAGAGCGTTCCTATCCGCAGAACCATACAGTAAATGAGCCTACCATCGCAAATAACGGTAACTATATAAACACCGCTGCTGCCTATGGCGAAACCGATGGCGCGGGCAGGGCAGCCGCTTACTGCAACGCCCGTATCTGTTACAAACATCATGGTCTTGATGATGACAAGAAGACGGCGAGCGGTGTTATTAGTACGAAAGATTGTACCTGGACGAACGAAGACCTTTATCCTTATTGGGTATTGGATGCCAAACGTCCGCAGTCGGGTATCTGCTTCTATGTGCTTTATTTCCTCGATTGCCTCTTTGACTATCTGGGTGTAACTTTCGACAAGCGAGCCTTAATGCAGATAGAGGATTTGAAGCATCTCTGCTTTTTCACGACCGTATGCAGCTACGATACCGTCAGCTACCAGTATGACGAGGACGATCCTACAGGCGCAAAACAACATAATCTTCACCCTCACCATGGTACTTATTACCGAAAAGACGATGCCGAAGTCATCGCCAAGAAGAAGAAAGCTGGCGAAATCAAGACGGGTTATTTCAAAAGCCAGGAGCATATCAATTCATGGCTGAAAAGCCGTGGTTGCGGTGGAAAGATTAATATCGTAAAGGCAGAGAATAAGGACGTGCAGGAATTAACACTCCACACACCTGAAGGCACCACCGAGCATATACAGGTTGGTGAGGTTCGTGATGATGGCGGCAAAGTTACCAGTATTAGCATCGAGGCAAAAATCAGCAAGTTCAATGTTCAGGCAAACGTGCTCAATATGGTAGCCAACAGCGGCAATTTCCCTGATGAGAGTGTAAGCACCGTAATCTCCTCTCTTGAAAGCGCCTTCGGTATCAAGTTCTCGTATGATTATGAACAGAAGAAGGTAACAGCTTACCTTACTCGTGATGTACTGCGCAAGAGCGGTAATGAGGCAAGAACGTTTCATGCCAACATCCACTCCATGGTCCCGATGACCGAGAAGATTACAGGTGTGCGTATGCGCTATTCTGAAGAAGGTGATGCAAAAGATCAGCGGCAGAATGTACTCGATAGCCGTAGAAACAAGAACATGGGTTATTCTACCGATTATGATTACATCGATTACCCTGCGCCAGATAGTGGCGATAACTCCACCGTCTATAATCTCGACTACATCGATTTCTTCCATAATCTGAGTAGTGGAGATAAGCATTGTTATATCGACCGCAAGACGGGCAATGCTTACCGAGTAAAGGTAAATGGCGATGCAACCACGACAGCCGACTTGAAACCGGTACTCTTTGAGGTAGGTCAGTTTAAGGGTGTAGAATATGGAGATTGCAGCGATGAGAACGAAGATTTCATTCACGATATTTCGGTAGATTTTACTCCTGTTCCGTTCAATGATGTGAACTATTTCAAGGAGATAGAAGCTGCCTATGGCTCTCACGAGGCAATCGACTCCTACAACGGCAAGAAATATGGTGTAACCATCGCCGATAGTCAGCCTATCCTCTGTGCTTATGTAGATGAGGATATGGAGCATGAGTTTGTGGAGCAGATTATCAATCAGACTATCTCTACTGCTTTCTGTGATTTCTACATGCAGCAGACACTATCACTCGTAGAAAGCTATGACCCGTCGAGCACCGATGATGGCAATTCTCCGTTGCAGGATGATTCACGCTGGGGATATGCGGTTGCTTTGATGCGAGGTGGTGGTAGCGATGCTACCCGCCAGTCTTACGATTATAATTACGACCACTTCGGAACGTCCAAATGGCGTACCGTATCTGGTAAGTATGCCCTGGCATGCGATTCACTGGATATGATGGGCAATGAATTTGACTATAATGGTATTCAGGAAGGAACGGGCGAAGGTGAAAAATTCTCGCTCAAGATACGTGCTTTCAAGGAACCATCGTGGTTAAGTGATCCGAAGTATCAAAATGTAGTACTTTGTGATAAAGATGAAGTAGATAAAAACGGTAAGGTAGTTAAGAAGATTCGCTCCCGTGGTCTCTTTGATACCTTCGTCCTCCCCTACGCCTATTTCCTCTTAAATAGAAAGAAGTTTATGGTAAGATGTACCACTACCGTAGCGCAAGTGGCCGATATACCGAACCACTGGCAGGAATGGTGGAACATAGGCGGTATGAAATGCCTCATAGACAAGGTGAATACCACCATCGATGCCAAGACTGGTATGGGCGAAGTAGAGTTAACGGTATACGCCCTTTAAAGGTAAAAGGGTAAAAAAGTAAAAAGGTAAAATATGTTTTATAACATAAAAAGAATAGTAAAATGGATAAAAAGATATTGATTACTGGAACCGGTATTATTTCTGCCATGGGCAGAAATACAAAAGAAGTAGCCAAGAACCTTTATCAGGGCAAATGCGGCTTGCATCACGATGAACTTCGTGATAACTATAACTCCGATTTGTGTGGTAATGTACCAAGCTGGGAAGAAGATTACCACAATATTCTCACCCGTGCGCAACACGAGTGCATGCCCCTTCACGGCTTCTACGTCCTCGAAGCCGTACTTGAAGCCTTGAAGAAAGCGAAGGTTGGCAAAGAGTTCCTTGAAAACCATAATGTATCAATCATCGTAAGCAACGACTCTGAATGTTACGAAAGCAAAGATGTGGTCTTTCACGTGAAAAAGGACATCTCTAATCGTAGACTTCCGGTAACAACCCTGTTCCGTTCACTTAATTCCACCATCAGCATGAACCTGGCATCCATCCTCCATATTCACGGCTTGTCGCTCACTGTAAGCGCAGCTTGTGCAGGAGGTGGTCACGCCATCGGTCTTGCCAAGATGTTGCTCGATAGCAAGCAGACGGAAATGGTAATTGTAATTGGTGCACAGGAATGCGAATCTCTATATTGCATGGAAGCTTTTGATGCCCTGGGCGTATTCTCGCCTGATAAGGTGCAGCCGTTTGGTAAAGATAGAAACGGATTGGCACCATCGGGTGGCGCAGCCTGTATCATCCTCGAACCATCGGATAGTCTTCGATTGAAAGAAGAGAAGGTGCATTCATTCGCTTCCCTTTCTGGCTATGGCTTCTCTACCAATGGAAAAGCTATCACTACCCCTGATAGCTATCAGGAGGAAGTATCTATGCTGAAAGCTATCGAGAATGCAGGATTGGATGAAGGCATGATAGACGTAGTACTAGCTCATGCTACAGGCACACCGATGGGTGATGAAGCCGAGGCAAAGGCGATAGAGAATATCTTCCCTATCTGTCCGAACGTAGTAGCTACAAAGGGTATGACTGGCCATGAGTGTTGGATGGCAGGCGTATCGCAAGCTGTGCAAGCCGTAATCATGTTCACTTATGGCCGTCTGTTCCATGCAGCCGCTACCGAGGAGAATGCCTTCCCTCATCTTAACCTGGTGATGCGCCCTAAGTATTATTCCCCTCATCATGTCCTCTGTAATGCCTTTGGATTCGGAGGTACAAACTCCTCATTCGTTATTTCGAATGTTGAATGTTGAGTGTTGATTTAGGCTAGCGCCTTCGCGCCTCCGTTCCCAGCGATTCTATCGCTGGTCAGTTACTAATAAAAAGCAAAAAAAACATGAAAAAAGAAGAAATAACCTCTCGCATTATCACCATCGTGAACAGCCTGAAAACATCATGGGTAAAGCACGAAGTAACACCTGCTTCTAACCTTCGTGACGAGGTAGAACTGGAGTCTCTTGATTTCCTCGATATGATCCAGCAGGTGGAAATGATGTTCCATATCAAGATTACCCCGGAAGAGGCGAAAGATTGCAAGCTCGTTTCCGATGTAGTGAATCTCGTAATTAAAAAGAAAGAATAACATGGCACAGAAAATCAATCTCACATCGGGTTCTGTCTTTGCCGGAAACCCGATAACTTTTACCATCACTCCTTCCGTGGCTACGAATCCATCCTTCCATCGGGTTATCGTGGAAGTGAACTTTGATAATGGTACGGGCAGTTACGAAACTAATAAGCTCACTATTCCTGTTACCACCGAGAGAAGTGATGTATCGCTCGATATATCCTCTGCTCTCCGCATTACGCTGGATAGCTACAAGTATACTGCCATTCCATCCACCTACCCCGTGGTAAGCTGGTACATCAAAGCCTACGATGAGTATATGGATAACAACGGCGAGGTGCATACCGGTGTAGGCGAGGTCTATTATCCAGCTGATGGCTCGAAGAATAAAGGTGAAACCAACCTTCGCTGCATAGCCGGAGCCTTCAGCGATATAGAACGATTGAAATCGGGCGTAACGAAGGCTGTCACCCTTCTCTCCTGCAAACCGACTGATACCCACGAAATAGCCGTTGTAGGCGAGAGCTTTGTTTATCCTGTCTCCTATAGCGCAGGGCAGAACTTAGCTACCAGCAGCTCACTGGCCGCCCCTGTATCTAGGGAGCAGGAAATCACGAAGGAAGGTGCGCAGAGTATTCAGGGGCACCCTATCTATGCTCTACCATCCTCTGAAGCTGAAGACCGTACCACCTTCCGTTTCATTAACCGTTTCGGTTGCCTGGAGAGTATCAGCGTGCCGAAATCCTATTCTCAGAAGATGAGTGTAGAGAGTACGCAATATACGAAAGCTATTCAGGAAACTTTCAATGAGTTCTCCCGTGCTGCTATTCAGAAGCAGAATGATCGTGAAAGTTGGCTCTATCAGAGTGACCCGCTCACCAAGGCATGGCAGCAGTGGTATCTCCATGAGTTCCTGATGTCTGAGCACGTATGGCTGAAAGCCAATGATGCCTGGCTTCCTTGTACCATCAATCTTGAAGATGAGATAACCATCAAGGACGAAACCAACAAAAATATGTATTCCGTTTCCTTTACTGCCAAGCTCGGTATCAACGGCAACCCATTTATTTAATGTTGAGTGTTGAATGTTGAATGTTGAATTAGGCTAGCGCCGTTGAGTCCGTTAGGCTAATTCAACATTCAACACTCAACATTTTAAAATCCCATTCAACATTTTTTGTCCCCACTAAAAAAGCGAAAACCTTTATCTTTGCCTTATAAATAAATAAAAATCCAAACAAGAAAATGGCAACAGAAGCAAAAAATACAAATTATTGGATCTCGAGCACTGCGCTCTATATCCAGCTAAATTCGATGGGAGAGCCTGACTACATCCAGTGTAGTGTAGTATCGGGCGCTTCGGTCCTCTGCTATATGAGCGATGTGCCAGGCTTGGGCTATGATGCCGGTCACAACTATCAGCGCTGGACGCTTGCTGCCTACCCTTCTATCTTCCCCGATAGCGAACGGAAGTATGTGTATATCGCCATTCCCCGACAGTCTACCACCGATAATAACCAGGCTACCGTCGTGTTCCCTGGTGAGAAGATAGATATATATGGTAAGACTATTCCATCTTCCGGAACTGAAGGTGTGCAGATAGGTAACGAGGCTTATTACTATATCTTTACAGGCGGTATCATATCTGCTGTAAAGACCGATGCCGACAATACCAGAAAGCGAGAATGGGAACAGCATTTTGATTGCGGTAAACTGGCTACCGACGAGGCGATAGCCAGCGGCGGTGAAGGCGCATGGTGGCGGTATAATTCCGTATCAGATACCATCACCTTCCTCAAGGAGATTCTGAAGGCAAACTTTAATGAATTGTCGGCAAATGTAGCTCGCGTAACCAGTCTTTTCCTGGGTGGGCATGAACTGAAGGGCGTTGCTGACAGTAACGACACCCTGGAAACAAGCAATGATACCGTTGTTACCCCTCAGTATCTCGGTCAGTTTGGGGTGAAGCATTTCCTTGCCAAGGATAAGGATGATACGGCCTATGGCACTATCACATGGGAGAAGGTGCAGAAGTTCTTTAGTGGATTGCTTATCGGTAACTCCAACAATGAGAACGGAGGCTCGTGGACTACAGATGCAGAAGGTCGTTCGCACCTCAACACAGATTACTTGGAGGTAAGAATGAAGGCTATCTTCGAGGAGCTGGTCATCAAT